AGGATTTTTGTTACCACAAAAAGGATTTTTGTTACCACAAAAAGGATTTTTGTTACCACAAAAAGGAGGAAGTAAAATGGCTCATGTAGAATTTTTAAACAGACAAAACCGGGCAGAGGTTTTAACCCCCCAGTCAGACACGGAAAAGGCGAAATGTCTTTTCTGCAGAGATAACTTTTCTCTTGTCAGAGAAATAATTACAGGTTTTTTCGGCATAGAAGAAACCCCAACTGTCTCTTCCCGAAAGGGGCAAAGGTCAGAGATTCTGACGGAAGAATAGAGGTGTAAAGATGGGATGTAGAAACGTGCACAGGCAAAAAAACTATAAGGGTTCAAGCACAAATCTTAGCCCTGACCCGGACAAAGGCCGGAAGGTTCTGCACTTGATAAACAATCAGATGTTTTCTAACGTAGGGTTTAGAGAAGTTCGCACAGGAAACCTCGAAGACAAACCCTATGACTGGAGATTAATATACTGCTATGACGAACAGAATATAAGTTCAAAAGTGTTCTTCTCTGAGATGGAGAAACTACTCGAACAGGTACATAGGGCAGAGTGCCCCTTAATCTATATAGCGGTCTGTCATAAGGTTAACTGGCACTTATTTGAAGTGCAAGAGTATGAGTATGAAAAAGAAAAACAGATAATTCTTCATTGCAGGCTCTGGAGTTAAAATCATGTTTGAAATAGGAAAAACCTACAAACACCTTTTTACAGGCGAGCTTCTCCTGGTTATAGGAATAGGTATGCCTGACTTAACTGACCCGGCAAAAAATAAGTATTTTGGAAGAACGGGAGAAGGAGAAATAAAAAAACTCACAGGGGGTAACTACTTACAATGGGAGTATTTTCCCGAGATTGAGGGAGTTCCTCAGCACACTGTAGACACCTACGGTACCTATGGAAAAAGAGAGGGCTCCCTTTTGGGTTCTGATATTGAGCGAATATGTACGGAAGTTTTAATAATAGATGTGTCACTGAGTGTGAACTAGAGAAACTGAGAGGTGTGTTATTGTGCTTTTCTGGACAAAAACTGTATATTTGTCCTCTTCCCCGGAAGACAGGCTGACCCTAAGGGAAGTAGAGGGTGAGTGTTTTCGTATGGAGCCCTGTTCTCCCGGAGAGGGAGCAGATGCTCAAATTACCCGTGCTCTGGGACACATACCAAGAGAAAAAAAGCGTCTGAGAAAGCGGAAAAGAAACGACAAGAAAAAAGCGAAGTATATCTTACTTTTCTCAGAAACAAAAGGGGAATTTGAACCCTTTACCCTGCTAAGAAAAAAATCAGACGTCGCTTTTAACTTAAAGCCCCATATTCTCCAGCTCTTAGGAGACCCCACAGGTTCTTACGTTTTCCTTTCTTTAAACGAGGCTGAAAACTTTGTCTCCTCTATCATATGTCCCCACGGTTGGGTGAACTGTGGAACCTGCAGGAACATAAAACCTGATGAGTATAAAGTAACCCCTGAGTTCGTGGCGAGAGCGAGGGGAGCGAAGAAACTCCAGAGACAAATCCGAAGTTTACCGGAAATAACTGAAGTTCCGGTGAAAAAGAGGTGAATATAACCTGTTTCCATTTCTTCTGTCCCTTTTATTCCAACAGGTCATTACCCACACCGAAGTCAATAAGTTTCTTTATTGCAGGATTTTAAATAACCCTGAAGAAAGCTACTAAAAAGAGTTAGACGCTTGATGATAAAAAGTGAAACCGTAAAATAGTAAGACAGCAAACTAATAAGACAGTAAAATAGTAAAATAGTAAAAAAGAAAGAGAGGAACATAAATGGTTCACACGTTTGAAAGCTTATCAGAAAAGATAAAAGAATGCGAGGCTTGCCCTCTGCATGAGCACACAGGAAACAAGGTTACGTTTGAGGGTCACAAGCAAGCAAAAATACTTATAGTCGGAGAAGCCCCAGCGAAAACCGAGGTGGCCGAAGGAAGACCCTTCGTGGGAGAGTCCGGGAAGTTTCTTGAAGAGTGTCTCGGAAAAGCGGGGATACAAAGGTCTCAGTGCTTTGTAACAAATACAGTGAAGTGCTGGCCTGTCAGTCCTGACACTAATACCACTTTTACTCCCACAGACGAAACCGTTGCAACCTGTGCCTACAACTTCCTTGAGGAAGAAATATACCTGGTTGACCCTGTAATTATTCTGGCTCTGGGAAACACAGCCTTTCACTTCTTCTTTCCGGGAAAGGGTGGTATAGTCGCCGAAGTAGATTCAGGTCAGATTTTAATTACCGATATAAAGGACAGAAACTATCCAGTCATTCCCCTCTACCACCCCAGATATGTGAGAGAAAAACAGTCTACCGAGTTAATGGCAAAGTTCCTCGGCGGTCTCAGGAGAGCTGTCGCTTACGTAGAAAATGTTGATGCCAATGGAAGAGAAGCCTGTCTTGAGGAATTGGAAGAGTTAAAAGCTAAAAAACCTGAGGTGACAGCCCAGACGCTCTCCGCCGAAGCAAACACACAGGCATTAAAAGAAAGTCTAAGTTTTGTGGCAGGTAAAAAGTTCCCGCTCCCTTTCCTCGAGGTCGGAGAAACTATGAAAGAAGTTGAGTTCCCAAAGGACATTGCAGGTTACCCTGACGCTGAACTAATAAATCTTATGGGAACTTACACGCAGATAATAAATTATGTGTCTTTCGAATGTTCAAAACTCTCTGTGGAGAAAACAGCCAAGCAAAATAAATATGGGTGGAAAAAAGCGTGTAAGCACCAGCTAGTAAGAAACGCTACCCCCAAACCTTCTATAGATGATGTTAAAATGCAACTCGACAGCGATAACGAACTCGCTGGAATGAAAAGAGACTTTGAGTTTTCCCAGGCAAAATATACTCTGACAGAAGGCTTGCTTCAGTCCTACTCCCGATATTACCAGGTGTTAAGCAGGGAACTTTCCAGACGAGGATATGAAAATGGGCGTATGTAAAGTCCGGCACTTCGAATGATTTAGTATTGAAAGCCACTTCAGAATGTGGTATACTAAAAAATAGACTTTTTGTCTGGAAAGTGAGTTAGAAATGGCTATATTTCACAAAATTGTAGGCAAGGGCTCAAACAGAAAAGCCCTTGATGTTTACGCTACTCCTCCAGAAGCTATAATAGGTCTTCTGGAGAAAGAAGTTTTCGAGGGAAACATCCTTGACCCTGCCGTGGGTGAAGGGAACATTCTTATAACTTTAAAATGGTGGTTTGAGAAAAACAAAGGGTATACCCCCCTTTGCTACGGTTATGACCTGAGAGAAGATGACTCTATCTATGGAAAAAAAGGTGTAGACTTCTTATCCTCAGACTCAAAATACCCACAGATTATGAACATAATAGCAAACCCTCCGTTCTGCGTGGCAACAGAGTTTATCTTGAAAGCAAAAAGTTTGGCTACCCACAAAGTTGCTATTCTTTTAAAGCTCGACGCTATGACCGGAGGAGACCGTTACGACCGTGTCTGGTCAGATACTGCTTTCCCTTTAAAAAAGGTAATCTGTTTTTCTAAAAGACTGGACTTCGAAAAAAAGGGAGCTCCTACAATGGAGCATATGTGGCTCATCTTTGACAAGAGTCACAGGGGGGAACCGACAGTCACGTGGTTTGATAACAGAGTTGTAGATACTGAGGGTATTCCTCTGGTAGAAAGAGTCATAAAAAACACCGAAATACCTTCTGATAAAGAGGTGGACGTCCCGGATGGTCAGTGAAAACAAATTTAGCATAGTCCTTGCTGACCCTCCGTGGCTGTATAATGACACGAAGGGTAATTTACCTTCTTGCGGGGGAAAGACTTATCCGGTGATGACTCTTGAGGACATTCAAAAAATTCCCGTAGCAGAACTTTGCGATAAAAAAAGTTGTGCTTTGTTTCTGTGGGCAACTTCCCCGAAACTCCCCGAAGCCCTCAGTGTTATGAGTGCATGGGGATTTAAGTTTGTTACCACGGTGTTTGTATGGGTGAAGACTAACCCGACAAATCCGAAAATTTATTCTGGCCTGGGTCACTATACTAACCAGAACGCCGAGTTTGTTCTCCTCGGAAAAAAAGGCCGACTCTTTCGCAAAGAAAGAAACGTAAAACAAATAGTTATAGCACCCAGAGGGAAACACTCAGCAAAACCTCCCGAAGTAAAAGAAAGAATAGTAAGACTTCTGGGAGACATTCCTCGCATAGAGCTTTTTGCCCGCGAAAAGATAAAAGACGGGTGGTCTTACTGGGGAAATGAAGTCCCTTGCGACATACCAGAAAACTGGGTGGACTGGAAATCCTTTACTATAGAGGAAAGAGAAGGTGCTACTGTTGGCTACTAATTACCAGCGGGGAAGAACCCGCGAATATTATGTAATGCAGAACTTAAGAAAAAAGGGTTACCATTGTATTCGTTCTGCAAGCAGTAAGGGTTACTTTGATGTCATAGCTATAGGAGAGAAGGACATTCTTCTTATCCAAGTAAAACTCTCCAAAGACGGTAAGTTAAAAAGAGACGAAAATTATAAACTGTCCCTCACACTTAAAGTTCCAACAAATACCAAAAAACAATTATGGCTTTTTGCCCCTGGAAGTACAACCCCAGAAATTCTTGAGTTATCAGGTATTTCAACACTTCCAGAAGTTCTTGAACCTCAGAGTGATAGACCGCCTGACGTTTCGAGTAATTTAAAACGGAAGGAACAAAAAGATGGAGGAAATACTATTCAGAGTGAACAAAAACACGGACGAGAAAAAACTGTCGGGGGCGATAGTAAAAACTCTGGAGGAAGGAAAGCGAATAAGAATTAACAGTATAGGTTCAAAATGCAACTATATTGTGACTAAGAGTTTGATTATTGCCAGAAGTCTCCTCGCCGGAAACGCCAGGGATATAAAAATCATTCCCGGGTTCGAGAAAAAAGAACAGGAAGACGTGCTTGTCATCGTCTATGTTGTGACTTTGCTTTAAATACTGCTGAGAGCTTGAAGGCTCAAAAACTTAAAAACCTAAAAATGGGAGGTAAGTTCCATGACTGCTAAATTACTACTATTTCTACTGCTGACTCTGAGCCTGCTTTTGTTTGCTCAGAGTCATTTTATTGTTGCTGAAGAAGTAGCTGATTCTCTTATCCCCGCTAAGTGTGTGAAGGTTCTTGACGGGGATACTGCGGAGATTTCCTTTCGAGGGTTTCCTGTAAGAATAAGACTGGCTAACATTGACGCCCCGGAGAAAAAACAAAAGTTTGGAAAAGAGTCTCTGGCTTTCTTACAGAACCTTCTTCTCGGAAAAGAGGTATGGGTAAACCCTAATGGAAGTTCTCTTGACAAATATAATAGAACTATTTGCGAGCTCTTCATAGAAAAAGAAGGGAGCTTACTCTGTGTAAACACAGAGATGGTAAAAAAAGGCTACGCTATGGTGTACAATAAATACTGTAATAAACAGGTATTTGAAATCTTAAAAGGTCTGGAGGAAACTGCCCGGCTGGAAAAGAAAGGGCTGTGGCAGGAAACAAACCCACAAACTCCGTGGGACTTCCGGGCTGAAGAAGCCAAAAAAACCGAAAAGGAGAAAAAATAAGAAAGTATGACTTTTAGAGTTGGAAAAATTTCTGGAATAGATGACGCAATAGTGTCCCTTCTCATGAGCAAAAGAACCCATACGGAAGCAAAAGAGAAGGGGATACGGGAGTTGGTAAGTGTCTTTACAAATAAAGATGGATTTTATTCAGAGGAATGTAAATTCTGTGGTATCACTGACTATAAAGAAAAAAAGCAAGAGTTTTTTGACTGGTTGTATAAGTTGAGACATTACGGGTTGGAACTTGGTCATGAGACTCTCCTCAGATTCATAGACATCACAGTAATTGTGAAAGGCTTACACAGAGGTGCGGGTGATGATTTAGACGCACACTCCTGTAGAATGAACAATAGAATAGTAAGGTCTTCAACAAGACTGTCTAAAAAGTATGCGAAAAAGGTGGAAAGAAGTGACTGGTATGAAGGAAAAATTCTAACCTTTGAAGAAATAATAGACAAAGTGTCTGTTGGTTCAGACGTTGACCTGAGCTTTAAGGACAAAGTAACCCTTATTAACGGGGAAGAATGGGTGAAAACACCTTACGGCTACGTTAAAAAAGGGTACGAAGAAGATAATGATGTGCTTCGAGGACTCTATCCTCTGTCTGTCCCGTGGGACTGTATATTCAAGTGTAACTATGTTGACCTCCGGCACATTTACAGGGTAAGAGGTGAGCACTCTTCGGCTAACCCGGAGTTACGTTCGGGAGCAGAACAGATGGCTGGAGATTTAAAAGAAAAACTTCCCGTGTTGGGAGAAGTCATAGACAAGGAGTTTGTTCTTACTGGTTACGCAGGAGACACCCCGGATTACGGGTGGGTAAAGGTCTCTGAAGTGAAAAAAGTGAGCCTGGACTATTTCGAAGAGCGAAAAGGCTTTTCGGCATAGCAAGAAGGATTTTTGTTACCGCAAAATACCAACGCAAAAAGGGGGAGACGTTCAATGAGTGCAGAAAAACTTGCGAAGGAACTGTTTGAAGCGTATGAAGAAAAAGAGCTTTTGGAGAAGAAAATAACAGGTATAAAAAACGCTCTTGCCACGGAACTGATGAAGAGTGGGGCAATTGTCTCCCAGGATTCAAAACTCTGTGGTCTCGTAAAAATAAATACGGATAAAGGAGAAAAAACTTACAAGTGTGAGGTCGAATTTGATTTTTATGAGCCTCATGGTGAAGAAGATGAGGAGGATAACTGGACGTACTTATGGTAACTTATGATGTGATAGAAAGGATGACTAATGTTATGTTGTTTGGTCTTGAAGGAAATGTTGGCGTTGGGAAAAGCAGAGCTATAGATGTGTTACGAGAAGCCTCGAAAAATGACCTGCAAGTCATCAGCGAGCCTCTGGAAGACATCTTACCTACATTAGAGAGGTTTTATTCGAACCCCTCTTACTACGCTTTCCCGTTTCAGGTCTCTATGCTTTTGAGAAGAGCCAGAATTCATTTCTATGAACTCAGGCACAGCACAAAATCTTTTATAGTAGAAAGAACTATTTACACAGACAGAAATGTTTTTGCTCTTGCTGTAAAAGACAGTGGGTTCATAGACGACATTCAGTTTAAAGAATATCTCGGAATGTTTGATGAGCTTTCACACTTTGTTAAAGAGCCAGATGTTTATGTGTATCTTCGTGGAGACGTTGACTTCTTGCTTGAGAGAATCCATCGGAGAGGGAGAAAAGGTGAAGAGAAGATAACCAGAGATTACCTTTTGACCTTGCAGGACTTTTATGACCGGTGGCTTTTAGAAAACCCAAGAAGCCATTGTGTGAAGATAGATAGAGACTTGTCTAACGAAGAACTGCTTGAAGTAATTTCCAGTGCTACTGGACTTTCTTTCGGAAAAAACTGATAAAAAGTCTCTTGACACAACGGTCATTGTATGGTATGATAAAAAATAGTCGAAAAACTCAGTAAAGACAAGGGCTTTTTGAGAAAGAAGCAAGGTAAACGAAAAAGGTAAGAAAGGGTAAGAACATTTTGGAAGAAATACTGATAGAACCCACAGAAACCCTCGGAGAGTTCATAGAACGCTGGGTAAGGGAAAGACCCACCCCCGTGGTTGGTTCCGTTAAAAATGACGTGAGTATTTATGTAGGGCAGAATAAAAAACGTCTCATGTCTCTTCTTTCCGCCTCGGTAATAGAAAAAGATTTAGAGAGAACGTTATACCTGGGAAGTTCTTTGATTCTTGGCGGAGTGTGCAAAGAGACACTCGGGAGAAAGTTTTTGATGCTGGCCGGAAAAGCTCCCTGTTTGGACATAGACACTTTAGAAAATGTCTTTTCCTTATACCAGCAGGAAAAAACGGGGAAAAACCTCCTGCTGATGTTAGCTTCTATCTGTCTTCGGGGAGAACACCCGCATAAGCATTACTATCATGAAGCTCTCAAGGACACTACTCATTCTGCCGTTAGTTCCACACTAATAGCAAGGTGGCTTATCGAAGGAGGCATGGAGGATTTCCCAAACTTTATGCGTTCAAGATATGAATTTCTTGTCTGGAGCGGTTCAATCCGAATGTATGCCCTTTATATAAAAGACCTTCTTTCTCAAAAAGCTCTTTCTGAGCGACTAAAAAATCTTATAGGAAAAATAAATCTTATAGCAAAAGACCTTGAGGACTGTCAAGACCCTTCTTTGGTGAATATCTTAGTGTTTCTCTCTTATTACGGAGAACACTCCGGCAATACTCTCCAGACTGTTACGGAACTATGCAGTCAAAAAATAGAGGGAGTAAAAACAAGAGTAAAACGAGACCTCTGCAATCGCCTGTTGGAGTTCTGAAGTTCCTCACACGAGACACAAAATACCAGAAAGGAACAGAGAAAGAATGACGTTTTTTTCCAAACTTAATACCTTTAAAGCCAGAAGTGTTATGGCCTTTCTTATTCTTTCCATTATAACACTCTGTGCTTTTTGTTTGCTGGGGACAAAACCCGCAACACCAAAAGACAGTTACCGAGAATTGACTGTCCTGGCAACCGCCTATACCCACACGGGTAATACCACGGCTACAGGAGTGTGGCCTTACTATGGTACAGTTTCTGTTGACCCCGAAGTGATTCCCTTACATTCCAAACTTTCTATAGAAAACTATGGTTCGGGTACAGCTCTCGATACTGGGGGGGACATCAAGGGAAACAGAATTGACGTGTTTTTTGACACCTATGAAGAGGCAATACAATGGGGCAGAAAAACAGTGAAGGTGAAGGTTTATTACAAGTAGAAGACTTAAGTGCCGGAGTTGAGGTAAGAATCTTCAGGAAACGAGGCTCAGAAGTCTTTCATGGGGTAAACCAGCAGAGAACACCTCTGTGGGGATACGGGAGGGTAGAACTTTTTAACGGAAAAGAACTGATAAAAGGTTTTCTACCCTCATTCTCTCTTGAAGGTAGAGATACCGCCTTCTCACCGGTTTTCGGAAAAGAGGTTTCCCTGACAAATCTGACTATGTTCTTCGGAACAATAGTTATGGACATAAATGACTATCAGACTCTTGAAGAAAGATTTTCTGGTGGGCTTACAAAAATTACCTGCTGGAATGGGGCAGACGACTGGAGAATGGAGTGCCACGGTTTCTTATGTGGTTGTAGCACAGACCCCGATTACACCCTTTCCGACACGCGGAAAATAAGTTTAAAAATATCTTGCTTATTAGTAAGTGAGGGGCTTTTTCTAGATAAATTATGTGGTATACTAGGTATACAGAAAAACAGTTTGACTATTGAAAATGATACTTTAAGTTAACAAGAACTAAAATAATTCAGTATAACAAAAAGGAGAAGATATTATGCAGTTTGGAGAACCACAGGACTTTTCAAGAGACAGACGCTTGGCAAAAGTTGACCTCGACCGAAGAGTCTGGAGAATAGCCCGAACGTCAGTAATAAACAACATGACCCCTGAAGAAAGAGAATCTTTCTTCCAGGTAACAACAGAGGCTGAAGACTTCAACAGTCTTCCCCCCAACATACAGGACATAGTAAAAAAAGGTGAAAAAGAAAAAGAACAGGAGATAGCAGGAATTAACCCGGCAGTCATAAAACGTGATTAAGTAGCTAAAGAGCAAAGATAAAGCACGAATAAAATGACTGTCTTGGAGTTACCTGAGCTAAAAAGTATGGATGCAGATGCTTTTTTACCTAATTGCAGAGTTTCCCCACAGTACTTAAACCTCCAAAGAAGATACCTCCGTGTCCAAAACGCTGACTGCTTTACCCGCATTTCTCCAGAAGAAAGACAAAAAACTATCCAGTCTATAAAGCAGTCTCTGAGCTTTGATGCCCTGCCAGAGAAAGAAAAAGAACTTCTCCTGCAGGCAGAAAGAGAAAAAGAACGCGAGCTTGCGGGAGTAAAAACCCCATAAGATTTTCGTTCTTTTGTCCAACCCGCAAAGAACCAACAGACAATCAACAAGCAACAAGCAACAAGCAATAACTAATAACAATAGGAGGGTAGTTTATGCTACTTACAGATGACTTTATCGGTCGCTACGAGAAAGAAGTCCCCTTTGATGACTTAGGGGAATTTGTTTTCTACAGAACTTACAGCAGATGGAACGAAGAAAAGGGACGGAGGGAAACATGGCCGGAAGTTTGCCGGAGAGCTCTCGAGTATAATATGTCCCTCGGCATAGAAAGAGAACCTAAGAGTAAACTCCCGGCTTACAGGGAAGAAATGGAAAAACTTTTCGATAATGTCTTTAACTTAAGACAGTTTTGCTCCGGGAGAACTCTCTGGATAGGTGGAACCCCAGCGAGTGAAAAGCACAGTATCTCTCACTTTAACTGTGCAGCCCTCATTATAAATAAACCTAAATCTTTTTCTGACCTCTTTTATCTCTTGATGGTAGGAGCCGGAGTGGGCTTTAGAATATTAAAAACAGACGTGGAAAAACTTCCCCGGTTCAGAACAGACCTTGTAATAAATCACATTCATAATCAAAATATAAAAAGACCTTTCAGAAAAGAGTTCACAGAATACGAAATAAGTGATAATAAAATGTGCATAACAGTTGGAGATTCTAAGGAGGGTAAGAGACAACTCCCAGCCCTCTGTAAACTTGGTGAACCTATAAATATAGGGTGTGCAGTGAACGTATTAGGAGTTGCAGTAACTGGCAACTAGTCACTGTGCTAACAGGGGAAGCATTGATGAAATGTAATCCTGTGCTAAGGTCACTTGCAACGTTGTCATCTCTGTGTTAAACTATAGGGGAGGTGATAGCAAATGATAGAACAAAGGGTTTATCTGGAAATTTGCAAGTGTACAAAGTTAAACGACTACCGAAAGGCGCTCAATAAATGAGCGAACTGAGTAGGGTAGGGTAAAGATGAAACGCTTTACCCGAAGTGCCAAGCGTTGGGTGCAACACACACCCATAATGATATAGTCTGATAGCAATCGTGGATAAAAGCTCTGGACTTGATGCTTAGAATACACTACGCAGAAGAGTATGTGTCTCTGACAGAACTGTTTATAGTCTATGATAATATACGAAGAAAAGGAGAGAGGCTGAGAACTTTCGGGGGCACTGCCTCAGGTTACAAGAGTCTTCGAACCATGTTCGAAAAAATCTCTTCTGTTATTAAAAGAGATAAAATGGAAAAAAGAAAAAAGTTACTCCCTATAGACTGCCTCGACATCTGCAATATTATAGGTGAGAACGTAGTTATAGGGGGGGTAAGAAGAACCTCCGAACTCGCTATGTTCGACTCAGATGATAAAGAGGTAAAATTTGCTAAGGAAATTTTGGGTGCAACTGATGGTAAGATGTTCTCCCACAGGTATGTAAGTAACAACAGTATTATGTATAGGGAAAAGCCAACTGAACAGGAGTTAGAAAATCATTTGTCCAACATAAAGTGGACGGGCGAGCCCGGCTTTATAAACGCAGAGTGTGCTAAAAAGAGAAATCCGAACTTCGAAATAGTCAACCCGTGTCACGTAGGTGAAACCCTGATAGGAGTGGCCGACGGTCGAAACGCTGTGAGTATCAAACAACTAACAGAAGAGGGGAAAGACGTCCCTGTATTCTGCTATGACACCGAAAAGGAAGAAATCGCAATAAGAACAGCCAGACACTTTAGAAAAACAAGGGAAAAAGCTGAAGTGTGGAAACTTACTCTAGATGACGGTTCTCACATTATTTCTACCCCAGACCATAACTACATGTTAAGAACCGGGGAAGAGAGAAAGTTACGAGACTTGAAACCCGGAGATTCCCTTATGCCTTTCTACAAAGGGTGCACAAACAGGACTGTAAAAAACTCGGTCAATAACCGGCAAAAGGTAAAAAGTGTTGAGTTTTACGGTTACGAAGATGTTTACAATACTACTGTTGACGAGTTTCATAACTATGCTATAGTGACCAGCGACAAATGCAAGGGTAAAAAAGTCCGTAATAAAAGTGTAAAATACGGATATTCTGGGGTAATAGGTCTAAATTGTGCTGAAATTCTGCTTCACAATATGGGTTTATGTAACCTGACAACTGTTAATGCAAAAGCCTTCGTGTCGGAAAAAGGCTGTGACGAAAAGAAACTGCTTGAAGCTGCGAGACTTTCAGCAAGAATGGCCTTAAGAATGACCTGCCTTGACCTGGAACTTCCCGACTGGGACGAGAAACAGAAGGAGCACAGACTCATAGGGGTAAGCGTAACCGGATGGCAAGACGCTGTAAATTATGGAAAGCTCTCTATACCTTACCAGGAAAAACTCCTGAGCCTTATGAAAAAGACCGTAAAAACAGAAGCCTCTTCCTACTCAAAAGACCTCGGAATACCCGAACCTCTCCTCACTACATGTGTTAAACCTGAGGGTTCGCTTAGTTTACTACCGGGAGTTTCTGCAGGGGTGCACTACAGTCACTCTCCTTATTATATAAGAAGGGTGAGAATAAGTGATTCCGACCCGCTTTTACGAGTAGCCGAAGACCTCGGCTGGAGTATACACAATGAAAACGGAAATAACCAGGTAAAAGTAATTGAGTTCCCCTGTGCCTCTCCTCCGGGAAAGACAAAGGGAAACGTAACGGCTATAGAACAGATGGAAAACTATAAAAGGTTTATGACCCATTATGTGGAGCATAATGTCTCTATAACAGTGCACGTAAGAGATACAGAATGGAAAGCTGTCCGTAAGTGGTTGTGGGAAAACTGGGACGGAGTGGTTGCCATGACCTTTATCTCTCATGGAGATAACGGCTTTTATAAGCTGATGCCTTATGAGGAAACCACAAAAGAAGTTTATGAACAGATGAAAAACTCTCAGAAAAAGTTTAACCCTTCTCTCCTTCAGGCTTACGAGAAAAAAGAAGGTGAGTATGACCTCTTAGAAAACGGCTGTACGAATGGAATCTGCCCCGTGCGCTGACGGGAGCACTTACCTATATAATAGAGGCGGGTGCCTGAAAATGAAACGGGCGGTGTGCTTACACCGCTCGTTCTTTTACCTGAAATCAATTATTTTTCCCTCAAAATCAGTATAGCACACGACAGAGTAATTTACAAGGGGCAAAAAAGAAACTCGGGCGGTGGTAAATCCGCCCGAAATTAAGAAAAACGTTATCACAGTCTGCTACTGTCACCTAAGATTGTAATTATTGTAAAAAGTGTCAAACCTTAGCCTTACTTTAAGGAGGCAAAAGGAGTATGATTTATTATACAAAGTTTTGTAAGATTTGTCAAGCCACATTTGAGAAAAAAGAGCATTACAGGTATAGTAAGAAGAGCCTCAAATCATTGACATGCCAGATTTTCTATATTATAATAAAAAAGAGGTGATTTGCTATGGTTACATTAGACAATGAGTTCCTTCAGGGAGTTATGCCGAAGCTGAAAAACGGGAGCTTAAAACTCTTTCTTTACTTATTAGAACACAGAAACGAAGACAATATAGTTCTTTTTAGTCCAACAGAAGCCTGCACAGTATTTAATAAGAACATTCGTACTATTGAGACCTGGTTAGATGACTTAAAAGATTTTAAGTTACTTGAAGGTTCAAAGTATATAAAAAAGATTTTCTGTTATTAAATTTTTGTTCTCTGTATCTTAAACTTATGACAAAAAACCGCTTCACGGTTGGTTATGAAGTGGCCTCGTTACGAGTCTTTCTGTATAAGGTTCTTCTCCTCCAACTAGTCTCAAAAAGAAAGTTAAATAATTTTTACAAAAAGTATTGACATTTATAAAATACTGTAGTATACTGATTATAGTGAAAGAAACAAAAACGAACGGAGGAACGTAAAATGAGAGACCTAAAAAAAGGCTCCGTAACGGAGCGAAAATATAAAGAGGCCGTTGAAGAGATTCAGAACTGTGAAAGAAAAATGAAAGAGGCCACCGAGAAGATGGTTGAACTTGCCAGTAAGTTCAACCCAAGACGGAGTCTCGGTTTCCAGGGCGAAATGTGCAAATTAATGGACGTGTTCTCAATGTGGAGCAACCGAAAATACGCTGCGTCCAGCGTCCAGGATACTCTCTGGAGAATGGAAATGGCTGGCGAACTTCAATTGGAACCGGAGGTGACAGTGAATGTATAGCGTTTACGCCATAAAGGCCACAAGGGAAGAAATGGAGCAGAAGCCCATAAAAGAAGTTCTGGCTATAATGAAGAACCGGAAAGAAAAAGTCATAGCTGAAATCGAGGCCAACAGCCCGGAAGAGGCTCTGAAAAAAGTGGATTGCCCGGAGGGCTGGTTTATAGTCCGGGTAACAGAAGTTGAAGTAAGCTAAAATCGAAAGCGAGAAACGGAAAGGGGCAAAACAAAAAATGATAAATACAGCAACATTGATAGACACATCAAAGAGCGTCTATGGGCTCTATGAAGTAGCAAAAAAAGGAAAAAAGGTTACCATAGGAACCTCAAACAGACTTCACGAAATGTCTGTGAGGGAACTTTCTACAGGAGTGACCCACAGAGTGAAGGTCTGGCAAAATACTAACAGAGAGATAGGCAAGTCCGGGTGTATCGAAGCCCTCTCTGTCTGTGAAAAACACCGTGGGTTTGAAATGTGCTTTCCTCCAACACTAATAAGTCAGGGAAGAGAAGAAATACAGTGTTGCCCCTGCCTTCTTGAGGCCGTGCAGAAAACTTATTAAAGGGAGAGATAACCATGAGCAAAGAAATAAAAAGCGGAATATTTAAAACGTCAGACGTAGAGGAGTTGAGTCTTCTCGGTGAGTATATAAACTTAAGTTATGCGGAACACTGTGAAGTCTGCCCGGAAGAATATCATGACGCTTGCTTTGAGGATTTGCCTGACGACAGTAAGCTCTACGGCTATGTTATGACCGAGGAAAAAGAACTAAGAGAAGACCCTGAAGCGGACTTTGTGGCTATAGAGTCAGGGTCTGCTATACAGGTGATAAAAAGTAAGTGGACAATTCAGGTCGGAATGCCCCGAACATTCCCAGACCTTAGAAACCGGAGTTCCGATGAACCCGGTAATATAGAGATGTTTTCCCTGCCTCCCGAAGTTCTTGTCGAGGAACTTCGCCGTAGAGTTGTGGACTGTGTCCCGCAGGTGTAAAACGTCTGTTACCCCCTTAATCTTAACGTTTCTTGACTTGACATTAATTAGACTCTGTTTGGTGATTACCAACAGAGTCTTTTTCTTTGCGGAAAAGTCCTTGTCCTCACGCACTCTTTAAAAATGGTAAAAATAAGTTCCAAAATACTATGTTACTTTATCAAAAAAGTATGCCAGAAAGTCTTACACCACAACCGTATTCAATAAACGTATAAATAAGTTCCAAAATACTGAACCGCAATAATCACGTTTTCGGAAAAAATGTCCTAAACAGTAAAATCGGTATTATTCGTAAAATCGGAAAAACTCTTCTTGGGTAAGCATAAGAGATACCACATACAGTGCTTGCCACTGTATCATCCCACGCCGATGAAAATCGGCGGCCAATCTCTCTCTCGCTCACGCTCGCGAACGCGTAGGCGTGAGCTGGGGGGATTCCCCTCGAACGCGAAGCGAGAGAGGGTAGGGAGAGAGAGTTGAGTGGCTTTCGTTAAATGGCTTTTGTTACATGGTTTTTATTATATGGTTTAGTTCGGGTAACGCAGCGTTACTCCCCAGTAACACAGTGTTACTCCCCAGTAACGCAGCGTTACTCCCCAGTAACACAGTGTTACTCCCCAGTAACGCAGCGTTACTGGTAAGTGGTTAACTTTACTACCTACTTGACAATCAAAAACTTTCATGCTAGTATACGGGTATCAGGAAGGTTCTAGGGTAAAATAAAGAAGACCCGGTTGTAAAACGAGTCCTCTTTCGTAGTAAGTCTGTGTGTATTCTAGCAAAAAAGTGCAAAGATGTAAAGTCCTAAAACCTTGAAGAAAGGTGAAAATGTTATGGCAACCGAAAAGCGGGAAAGAACTTACTTTGAAATTCCAAGAGAGTTGACAAAGAGGAAAGGTCTCTTAGTGTCGGATAGGCTGGTTCTGATAGGTCTCTGTTCCCAACGGGACGTCGAATCTGGTGGAACTTTTATTTCTGTTTCGGAGTTAGCCTTATTCGCACGTCTCTCACGGACAACTATTGTAGCATCAGTAAAGAGATTAAAAAAGGCGAAGATAATATCAGTCGTAGTGAAAAAGGGGGAAACTTCTTTTTACAAGATAATAGACCCTGTAATGGCAGACCAGTTAAAGGGCACAAAAGGTGGTAAGATTTCGTTGCGTGATTCTCGGTGGTGGCTTCTCCCACAACATTACCAACGTCTGCACATGAAAAAAGTGCCAACCAAGTAGAGAGCTAGTCTCTCTTTGATGGAGAATATAGTCGAGGAGGTGAAGATTGTGTCGTGGACTTGGTATGCTGTGCCCCTTTCTTTACGGGATAACAAAAGTCTGTCCCCAGCAGAAAAGCTTACTTTAGGGACTCTTCTCAGTTTTCGTAATGTAAAAACTAATGATGCTTTTCCTTCTCTGGATACTCTTGAGGAAACCACAGGGTACTCTCGCCCTTTGTTGTGCCGAACCATAAAGTCTCTGGAGAAGAAAGGGATAATCAAGACAATTAAGACACCTGGAAGAGTCAGTGTTTATGAATTAATTGACCCCGCTATGCTGGAGGATTTAAAAACTGTTAGTCGGCCTGAAAAGTGTGAAGAGAGGTCAGAAAACCCGGTTACCTCTGCGAGGAAGCACTCGTCAGCTCGACAGCCTCCTATAGAAATCACCGAGGAAATAGAGAGTATGTTTCCAAAGTTTAAAAAAGATGTTCTTCTGTCTTTCCTTAAGGCTGTCGGGGAATCCACTGGATACAAAGAAGAAAAACTCCTGCAGGCAGCCCTCTCTGAGTATAAGTATGGACTCGAACAGGAGCAGAGAAGAAAACGAACAAAAGTTCCTATTGCTGACCTGTGCGGGTTTCTTATGACCGACATAAGAAGAGGTAACCTGACAGAAGAACGCATAAAGAGACTTTTCTCAGAGCCTCCCGAAGAGTCTGAGGGTTTTTAAAAAGTCTTTTTTATTTCCTGGGACTTGAAAAAGGCTTGACACTCGTGTATAATGTAGAATATCTCCCTGAAACCAGGTGTGGAAGGGGTAACAAAAGAAAAGGTGGAAACAACTGATGGCGAATGAGAAGACGACTGATAATATGACTGAGACTACGAATGAGAACCTGACTGGCCTTGAACACATTAATATGTCCCGTCCTGTTGAGTTCAAAGACCTGGATGCTATTGTTGATGAAGCCGTGAAAATTATTGAGGGTATCCAGAAAAAACCTCTTGATAAAAAGTCACGGAGACAACTCAGAGATAAGTATTATGAGAATGTAAAGTATGGCCATATGGTGGACATGAAGCTCCAGCAAAGTCAGAAAATGGCTGAGCTGACAAACTATCTTACCGTGTGGGTATACACCCTTGAGAGAATTCTCATAGAGAAAAATCTTCTGACAGAAGAAGAGCTTGAGTCTCTAAAGCTCTCTATTTCGAAAAGTCTGATGGAACCTCCCGTGGAAACTACCCAGGACTCCGTGGTTACCGAAAAATCAAAGAAAGAGAGCAAAAAACCCAAAGAATGACTATACTGTCGCTGTTTGATGGGATAGGAGGAGCCCGCCAGGCTCTTGAAAATATAGGTTTTACTGAAAACACTGCCCGGTTTTTTATTTCAGAGATAAACCCGCACTGTCTTTCTGTAACGGAGTTTCAGTATCCAGACCAGACCCTTATGGGTGATGTGAGAACTCTGGAGACCGGGAGTCTTCCAGAAATCGACCTCCTCATAGGGGGCAGCCCGTGTTTTACCGGGGATAGTCTGGTCACTACTTCCAAAGGTTTAAAAGTTATAAAAGAAGTGTCTGTGGGGGACTTAGTATTGACCCACGCTAACAGGTTCAAAAAAGTAGTAGAGGTTATGAGTAGGATGTCTACCGACGTTTACAAGGTAAAAATGGAGGGGTGTCTGCCCATAACAACAACAAAAAATCATTTGTTTCTAACAAGAACAATGAAAAGAAAATGGAATCAAGAAAGGCGTTCCTATGACAGGGTTTTTTCAGACCCAGAATGGAAAAGAATTGAAGAAGTTAAGAAAGATGACTTTTGTGGTATAGCCATAAATAGAGAAAAAGAAAACCCTCTTAATTTATCCGATGAAGATTGTTGGATTCTCGGTAGATATGTGGCAGATGGTTACCTTAACGTGAGCAAGAGGAAGGGAAGAAAAAACTCTTTCAACCACTGGGTTGTGCTGTGTGTTGGGAAACGTAAAATAGAAAGTGTTAAAGAGAAGATACGTGGCTACCATGCTTATTACAGGGAAGAAAAAACGGCTTACAAAGTGAGGATTGTAGAAAAGAGACTCTCGGAACTTTGCGGTGCTTGTGGAAGAGGGGCGGCGAACAAGGTTGTTCCAAGTTTTGTTCTCAATCTACCTCCAGCCTTGTTAGAAATCTTTTTAGAAGGTTACATAAGTGGAGACGGCTCTTTGAGCAAAACGGGTTTTTACACAGCTTCTTCTGCAAGCAAAAACTTAATTGTTCAACTTACACAAGTAGTAGCTAAAATTTATGGAACGATGTCTTCCATTACCCACTATAAGAGAACACCAACTTGTGTTATCGAGGGGAGAACCGTAAGACAGAAAGACAGCTACCATATAAAATTTAAAAAATCCCCCAGTAAGCAAGACAATTATAAACTGATAGACGACATTATCTGGGTGAGATACAGAAAAAGTGAAAAGTTTGCTCTGTCTGTACCTGTTTATAACCTTGAGGTTGAAGAAGATAACAGTTACGTAGTTGCTAATTGTATAGTACATAATTGCTTAAATTTATCCGTGGCGAAAAGACAGGGAGAACGCGGGATAAACGCCGGAGAAAGTGCTTTGTTCTGGGAATATGTCCGAATAAAAAAAGAAATTTCTCCTAAATTTTTCTTGCTGGAAAACGTAGCCTCTATGGAGAGTAAAGACAGGGAGGTAATAACCTCAGAACTGGAAGTAACTCCCGTTGAGATTTACTCAGGGATTTTCACCCCTCAGGCAAGAAAAAGACTCTACTGGACAAATATTCCAAAGAACCCTCTTCCGAAAGACAGGGAGTTAGTCGTGAAAGATATACTCGAAGAAGACAGCCACGCTCTAGACCGTTACTTTATGCCTACCACTTACACCTATAACTACAGTAAAGAAAACCTTCCCTACCCCTATGCTAACGGTCCCATTAAGATTGGGCAACTGGACGCCGGGGGACAGGGAGGAAGAATTTACAGTCTTTATGGGAAGTCTGTGTGTCTTACAGCAAACGGAGGAGGGGGCGGAGCTAAAACCGGGCTGTATAAATTTTACGATGTCCCTGACAACACCCGGTCGGTTCGGAGACTTACCCCCGTAGAGTGTGAGAGACTTCAAGGGTTTAAAGACAACCACACCCGTTATGGGAAAGACTTAAAAACCGGGAAAATTATAGAGCACAGTGTCACGCAGAGGTGCCGAATGCTTGGGAATTCCTTTACTGTGCCCGTGATAGAGCATTTGTTAAAGCCTTTAAAATCTCTGCTGTGTCAGTAGGGAGTAGAAAGTGATTAAGAATTTGATTAAGATTTTGTGAAAGAACTTGAAAGAGAAAGGATATTACTTATGATTATATCTGATAAAGAGTTAGTGCCAATCATAGGAGAAAGTAAAAACACTCTCTTAGTAGAGCCCTATGTTCAGAGAAAATATCTTCCGCTTGGTCTGGCCAAGATTGCCCACTGCCTGAAAACCGAAGGAAAGACCTTCACTTATTTGAGGATAAAAGACAATTTAAAAACTTCAAAAAAGCAAAAAAGAGAGGTTTTTAAAGACATAGATTCTGTATTTATGACAAGCCTCTTTACCTATGACTCGGAGACGGTGGAAAAAGAACTGGTTTACTACAGGGATACGTATCCAAAGAGCAAGATAATCATTGGAGGAGTGTTTGCCTCCCTCTGTAAAGAACACCTGGAAAAAAACTATCCAGAAGTCTTTATTTTTGATGGGTATTCAGAATATTTAGACAGGCAGTCTGTCCTCTATGAGGGGGTGGACTGGCAAATGGAAAAAGACTGGCCGAAGTATTCCTTCGTCTTTACCGGAAGAGGCTGTCCTAATAGATGCAAATACTGTGCCGTGCACAGAATAGAGTCACCTATGTGGATAAATCCCAACTGGAAAAGGCATATTGATTTGTCAAAACCCTACGTGATGCTTTCGGACAATAACTTCACTTCCTGGCCGGGAGAACACAGGAGAGATGTGCTCTCTTTTGTAAAAAGACACAATAAAAGAATAGTTTTTGATAATGGTTTGGATTGCAAGAAAATAACCCCCGAGTTTGTTTCGGAGTTATCCGGGGTGAAGTTTGTGAGAAATGGAGTAAGGCTTTCTTTCGACCGTATAAAAGAAGATGGCTTGTTTCAAAAAGCTATAAAGACACTCATAGACGGGGGAGTTTCCCGAAGCAATTTAATGGGATACGCTCTGTATAATTTTGAAGACACTCCTAAGGAGGCAAACTACAGACTGCAGACGTGTAATGAACTGGGTATCCGCCCTTACCCACAACAATACACCCCTCTGGACTGTATGAACCGCAAAGATAAGTTCGTCGGGAAATACTGGACTAAAAATCTTCTGAGAAAGTTCAGGTTTTTCTGGCTGATGAGAGGACTCAATACGAAACAGAGTTTTGACCAGTATGTTAGAATCGCAACAGACATTTCGGTGACCGAAGAAGACATAAAAGCCTGGGAATTGGAAAAACCCTGGTAGAAGTTCTTACAGGAAGGATAAAAAGTATATGGAACTAATAAGAAAAAAGATAACAGACCTCATACCCGACACTCAAAACGCAAACAAAGGGACTGAGAGGGGAACAGGTCTTCTTGAGGAATCTATTTCCACGCTGGGTATGGGACGGTCTATTCTCATAGATAGAGAGGGGCGAATTATTGCGGGTAACAAAACCTTTGAGGTGGCAGGACAGCATGGTCTTGAAAACGTTATAGTCGTGCAGACAAAAGGTGACGAAATAGTAGCCGTCCAGAGGACAGACCTTGACTTAGAGCTTGACGATAGAGCCAGAGAACTTGCCTATGCAGACAACCGTATCTCTCAGGTTGACCTCGTGTGGGACGATGCTCAGATTGTAAAAGACCTTGATGCGGGAATAGACCTCGGAAAGTTCTGGTTTGATGACGAACTTGAAAAGTTTCGTTTAGACCCTGGTTTTCTGCCCGTAAAAACGAGCGACAGTATACCCTCCCCGGTTGAGTTTCCTCCCGATTCCTCTAAGGGTTCGGCGGGAGAAGAAAAACCGTCAAAGAGTCGAGAGGAAAAAGAGGAGAAAGAAACCTGTGAAAGCCCTGAGGGTGTCCTCGTGAGTATTGGAAACTTTTCCTGTAGAACGGACGGAGTCTCCCTCAGTTACGATGAGATAAAAAGAAGTGTCTCTGTGGCAAATTCTCTTCCTGAAGACGTGAAAGAAAATCTTGCGACAGACATAGCTATGCTGTTTCTTGAAAAACTCAGGGAGTTTCAGTCCGGGATTGATGGGAGTCTGGTATCGAGTGTTCTTAAGCCCACAGGGTGTGAAAAAGAGGCCGAAGAAATCTTTAAGGAGCTTGATATGTAGGCACCTGAGAGTCTCCCGAAGGCCGTCTTGCTGTTTAAATCCGTAACAACATAAAACAAACAGTATCAAAATAAAACTAAATATGTTATAATATAAAAAAGAGAGCCTATAGGAAAGGAATGAGCAAGATGCGAACTGGTAACAGAACCGCTTATAAGCCGGAATTTGTTGAACTGGTTGAAAAACGAGCCTCAGAGGGCTATCTAAACTTCGAGATAGCAAAATCTCTTGGGGTGAGTCCTGCAGGGTTTAGCAAATATCTGAAAGTTTATCCCGAATTAAAAGAAGCTCTGGACAGAGGGAGACAAATACCCACCGCTAAAATTGAAAGGGCTTTGTATAAACGTGCCCTCGGTTATGAGGCGGAGGACGTCGAGGCATATATAGATTCTGATAATCGCCTGATAAAAGCCCGAAAGTTAAAAAGACATATCCCTGGAGACGTTGGGGCAATGACATTCTGGCTGAAAAATAAAAAACCGAAAGTCTGGGCTGATAAAAAACAGCTCGAACTCGGTGGAGGATTGAACCTATCAGTCCAGCCCCTCAGTAAGGAAGAGCTCGACAAACTCTGGGAAACCGCTGACGCCGAAGGAATTCTGAAGGACGAAAATCTAGATGTGAATCTCGATGAAATTACCGGGAAAAACTACGAGGACTTTGATGAAGGTTCCATGTATGGTTATGACGAGACATATACAGAAGACACGGAGACCGTAGAAGAGTATGAATTATAATAGTTAGAAACACAAACAAAAAAAGAGAGGCTCTTGAATAAATGAGGTTGAGAGAACCAGGTTTTAAACCCAAAGAAGCTCAGGAAAGGGCTTTAAGACAACAAAAAATAAAAGCCACACTGTTGCATAACAAACCTCACACACCCGAGCAACTGCATCAGTATATAAAGTCTTTTATGGGGCTTCATCTGGCACGAAATAAAGTGTGCCCACACCACAGTGCTCCTTTTGACTTCGTTTCAAATATGTTTTTTGAAGCTGGGGAAGATAACTGTGCTGTGCTCGCCTCCAGAGACAGTGGAAAAACTCGCCTCCTTTCTGTGCTGACGGCTCTTAACATAAAGTTTAAAGCCCACTGCGAGTGTGCTATAGTCGGGGCAATTTTAACACAGGCGAATAAAGGCTTTTCATATCTCCGAGAGTATCACGAAATGCCTTTCCTCTCTCCTATGGTAGATACTTCGAAAATGGAGTTGACTACCTACACAAATAAATCTAAAGTGGAAATAGTCTGTGGAACTGCTACAGGTGTGAACTCTCCTCACCCAAACATTCTGCTCTGGGACGAAGTTGACCTCACTCAGTGGGACATTCTCCAACAGGGGTTCTCTATGCCTCACTCCAGTGACTTTGTGAAGTCTCAAATTGTTCTTGCTTCTACCAGAAAACACGCCGGAGTGTCTACGGGAGCTATGCAGGAAGTTTTAGACAGAATAGAAAATAAAACTATGCCTTTCTGGGACGTCTACTCATGGTGTATCTGGGAAGTTATGGAAAAATGCACAGAGTCTTCCTGTGACATCTGTAAGCATATCTTCAGGTTTAATGAGGAGGGTGTGCAGGAAAGCTTTGCCGACCTGTGTGAGGGGAAGGCCAAACAGGCAGACGGTCACTATCCTTTAAAAGAAGTCTGGAAAAAGTTTACAACCCTTGACGTTCAGGTGTTTGATAGTGAATGGCTCTGCAGACGACCGGGAAGAGCGGGAAGGATGTTCCCGATGTTTGATGAAAACGTACACGTCATTGATTACGAAAAAAACATAAACCTGCCAACGTATGCCGGACAGGATTTCGGCTTTTCTAACCCGGCAGTAACTCTCCTGTGCCAGGTTGACTCCTCAGACAACGCCTACATTTTCGGGGAAACAGTAGAGAGGGAAAAAACAGAGACCTCTTTGTGCTCTGCAGACGGAGCATGGAGAAACATCTATGAGACTCATTACCCTGTCCTCTGGGCGTGTGACCCGGAAAATCCAAGTGCCATTGCTACGATGGTCGAGTCGGGTCTTCCCGCTGTGGGGGTTAGCAACAAACGTCTTGAAAGTATTGCTCTGATAAGACATCTCCTACGCCCACCAAACAGCCCAACTCCCAAACTTTTCATAGATAGAAAGTGTTCTCTTCTCCGATGGGAGTTGATGAACTGGCAGAAGGCGAAGAACGGAGAAGACGGTGTAAAAAAAGACGACCATTGTCTCGCTGGGGATACCCTGGTAGATACCGTCAAAGGCCAGAAAAAGATAGAAGACCTTGTAGGAAAAACGGGAGAAGTTTACTGTTTTGATGAGAGAAATAAAATTAAGACTACCTCACTCTTCCACTCTGTAAGAGAAACCTTTAAAGAAATAGACACCTATGAGATAGAACTCGAAGACGGGAGAAAAATAGAAGCCACGGCTGACCATATGTTCCTGACGGATAAAGGGTGGTTACCTTTGTTCTTACTCACAGAGGAAGATTCAATCCTTGACATCTCTTCTGGAGAGAGGAAACGAAAAGAGGTAAATGCCGTGGGTTACGTAAAAATCAAGTCGATAAAGAAAAAGCGTAAACAACCTGTGTATAACATGCATGTTGATAGTTACCACAACTTCTGTGTGCACAATCTGTTAATTTCGCACAATTCTATAGATGCACTTCGATATATCCTCTTTTATCTTCTCGGGAAAAATTATGCTCTCTATGGGGGCGGGGAAAAACAGTTTGGCTACGGAGAGCTTGTGGGAAACACTCCTCAAGAAGTCAGAAAAGACCAGGAGAGGTTGTTCACTCCCGGTGTGACAAAACCGAAAAAAGAACCAAAGTATTTTGACACACAGGGGAACGAACTGGACGCAGACGGTTTCCCTGTTGATGACACTCAGATAAGCTCTCCTTACACCTCCCTGTGGGCACAGTGCCGGGAGATGTTTAATACACATCAAGGGGTATTCGATTTTAACCCCGGACTTCCTCCAGAACCTTTCTAAAAACCATTACCTCAACTTTTATTCTCTTCTAGTTAACTATTTTTTACAAAACGTCTTGACATTTATCTGAAAAAATGTTAAACTTTCTATACAGAGATACAAACTAGGAGGTGGAAGTGTGTCAAAAAGGGCTAAAAAACAAGGGAGAAACAGAACCCTCGCAGATGAAAGACGTCTGCAGGGAAAATATATTCTTGTAGGTCTCGGTGACTGGTATGAAAGGGCAAAACCCTCGGTTATCAAGGCCGATAGTCTCGACATTTATTATCACCACCAGTTATTTTCTACTCGAAAAGAAGCAGAAAACGTTCTTAAGCACTTATACTGCCCTCACGGAAGAATTAACTGTGTTGTTTGCGGAAATCTTTATAATAATGTCCTTACTGAGGAAGATTATAAGAAAATCTCCTCCCTGATTGAACCTCTCCCGCAAAAACCCACAAGAGCTCAGAAAAAACTCATTAAAAGTCTCCCTGAAATCATAGAGGTTACAAAAACCGATAGTATAGAGGCCACCTCTATAGAGATTATCCCGGAGGAATACTGCCTTGTTTAAAACCCTGTCCAGAGAAGAAAAAATGATTTATTACACTGACTTCGCTGAGTGGCTACGTGACCTGGTAAACCGGGCGGGTAACCCTTCCCTACAGACTTGTTACCGCGAGGCTTCGGGAAAATACTGGGACAGCAGAGAGGATAATAACTTTATACGTCTTATCACTACAGAAAAAAATTACAGCGGGCACGGGTTCTGGCGGGAGAGTTTTTTAAGGGTTAAAAACCGAAAAGAAGCTGAGAGAGTAATAAAAGATTGGAAGAATACTGCCTACAGTTTTGTAAAAAACACGCACGTAACACAAACCTGCTTCAAAATAACCCGGCAAAAAACTCCCTGGTGATACTGGAGATAACTCGGGAGACTGTGTAAGCATGAAATACAAAAGATTTAAAAACAAGAAAAAACTTACTCTAGCCATGCAAGCCTTTGAAGAGTTTTGTGTGTGGCTCTCTCTGGAAGTAAAACGTATGGAACACCCTTCCCTTTACTGCCGGATAGGAGAGGCTTACGGTTTTCCCTATGCTGAAATAGGGTTTGAACCTCGAAGACCCGGTGTAGGCGGTTATGGTTTCTGGGTAGAGTCTCTTTTATGGAGTGAAACTATGTCTGATTTAAAGAGTAAAATTACTTACTGGCAGTCTCTGGTCAAAGATTATCTAAAAGCGAAATGTTTACTTACTTCTATCGTAATAGTGGAAAAGAATTTTTGTTAACTCGAACAAAACAACACTGTTTCGAAAACGGTTTTCATTAGTGTTCACGGGCGAAAGAGCCTTCTAAAAAATAGTTAACTTATTTTTACAAAAAGTATTGACAAGTATATTAAGTTATGTTATTATAAGAATGTAAGAGAGAGGTTAAACAGACCGAAAACCTCTCAAAGAAGGAGGAACTAGTATGAAAACCAACACAATGAATGTAAAGACCAGTATGACCATAGAGGCAATGGAAGTTGCCAATCAGGACGAAGTCCTGAATACTATCCCGGAGGAAACCACCAGTGACCTCGAATACGCCGAAATGGTGTATGACCACTGTGGTTACGAAGGCTCAGTACCTTCTGTCTACTCCAGCGAGTGCTCACAGTTACCCGAGAGCCACAGAGCTCTTATGACAGACTGGCAGATTGCCGAACAGGCAATGTATGACCGCCTTTTCGCCGAAGGCAAACTGGTGGAATTCCCAGTAGGTTCCGGGATTTATGAGACTGTCTGGGCACTGGAAGCTAGACAGGAGTCCGGTGACTTCACTCCCGCCGAACAGGAGGAGTTCGACTCCAGGTTCGAGGCCGAATTCTCCCAGTTCATTCAGTACCTCGAAAGGGTCGAAGAGGTTGCCGAGGACTCTCACCTGGAAATGATGTATGAGTCCAGATATGACTCAGACCTGTATGACTCCTACGACAGTGACTTCAACCCTTACGATGGTGACAGCTACTATGACCACAGTGACTGTGACGATTACGAGTTTGCCGAATTCTCTTATGAGGATTTATTAGACTGAGTTTCCTGGGGGCAACGCCCCCGTTTATTTTCTTTCTTTCTTCACGATATTTAAGCCCGGAATACCACCGGGCTTGTTTTTTTCTGCCTGGTTGTGTATAATATAAAAAACATTCGTTTAAGAAGGTGAAAACTGTGCCCTTTCTTCCTCCAGACATGCAGACAAAAGCTATCGTTATCTTTAACACTCCGCTTTTCAAAGAGCTGTGGGAAAAACCCGAATGGGAAACTCTGTTCACACCGGAAGGCCAGCCGAAAGATGTTCGTATTCCACCAATAACAAGGCTAAAATGTGTTGTGAAGTCTAAGGGGTTGGTCTATTTCGGAGACGAAGGCTTCACTAACTATGTAGGGAGAGTGATTGATAACTCTTTTTCTGTCAGACCACACTCGCGAAAAACAGAGATAATAAAGTTCCTGAGGGAGGAAGGGAGAAAAGGTCACACCAGTGTGAGATTACAGGATTTAAACTATCACTTAGTCGCTGAGGGGTATGACAGAATAGCCTCTTCGGTTCTTCTGCACATAGGCTTCGATGTCTTTCTCGGCTTTAAGCAGGAGCTCCTGGGAGTAACAATCACGGATTTAGATTTAGAACAGGATGTCTTTGTCTCGACTATTAAACCGAACCATTAAAAATAACTCCTATTACGCTTCAGGACGTCACGAAATTAAAAAATGATAAAATCCTACCTCCGAGAAAATTCTTTCGTTTAAAACGCAAATTAGAAGATTTTATTTTCTTAAAAAATAGTTAACTTATTTTTACAAAAAGTATTGACAAGTATAACTCATTATGATATACTGAGTTTAGTGAAAGAAATAAAAAACGAAGGAGGAACGAAAAATGGAACATAGAGAAGAGTGCCCAAAGTGCAAGAAGCAGTCAGTAGAAGTCGAGGTATGGGAGGACTTCGTGACGGCTGTGCAGAAGTGCTACGAAGTCACCAGCACCTGCCTGACTCCAGGGTGTAACTGGAAAGAGGAAGTCTGTTACGGATAATATAGAAAGTTCCGGCGGAGGCCGGTAATTTTAATTTAGGAGGAAAATAAAATGGTGAAAGAGCTTACCCTGCACGAGTGTCCAAAGTGCAAACTTGATTCAGTGTCCATAGCAGTTTATGACCTTCCGATAAGAATCGGAGAAAAACTCTGTGATGAAGTTCACACCTGCAGTAGCTGTGGGTGGAGAGACTACAGCTACGTACCGGAGAAAAAAGAGTTATTGAAGTTTATACCTGTGGTAAATGTGACAGAGTTACCCGCTACTCTGTAAGCCCCGAAGGAAAAAGAACAAAATGTCTTCAGTACAGTGAAGACGAAGAAAGCTGTTTTTAACAGTAATACTAATAATAACCCTAATAATAATAAACCTAAAACAAAAGGAGGAACACCTATGAAAAATAGACAGTTAACATCACGGGAGATAGAAGGCTTGCTCTCTTACCACGACATTCAGCCTACACTGACAAGAAAGGACTTCAAGAGCGAGTCTGAATACCAGGATTATCTGGAGGAACTTGCCCTGTCCAAAGAGGAAGACGACGATGAAGAATACTAAAGAACAAAAAGCAAAAAGCCCCACAAAAAACAGTGTGAGGTTTAATAAAATATACAGAACCACTCATGAAATTTATGAGGGTTTTAAAACCTGTGTAGTGTGTTCGTTTCCTGTCTCCAACTCTTCCTGGGACGAAGGTGCCGGAGGGTGCGGAGAAGACATAGAATATGAGTGCCCGGAATGTAGAACTCTGTATAGAGTAGTTTCAGCAGGCTTTAAACTGACAAAGGCTTCGTGAGGGCACAAATGGATTACAAAATAGAGTGTACGACATGCGGTAAGCTCACTCCGATTTCTGTAAATGGGGACTTTGAATTCCACAAGTGGTTCGAAGACTACACAGGACTTGTGAAGATTCAGTGCCACAACTGCGGGAAATATTCCTACGAGCAGATGAGAGAAGGGAAAAGGTTTAAGGAGCTTTCCCCTCTGGAGCAACGTCTTATTGAGGAGGGTGCCTGTTCGATTGCTCTCCCTCAGGCGGAAAAATCGGGAAAAACTGAAGTTCTTTCCGAAGGATTGCCTGATATTACCTCAACGGGTGTAGCCGTAAGGTTATACATAGGAGAGAAGCTGATTGACTATACTAAAATTCTGAACACAAAAATTAGCTATATGTGTGCCTCTCAGAGTATAGAGATAATTCTTCTTAACTGTGACGGAGACTTTACGTATCTAATAGACCGAATGCACTATGAAAAAGGAGTAAGAGACAGGTATGAGGCAATTCCAGATTACCCCTTCTTCTTTTCCCCTACGGTTTTTGACCTTCAAACAAAACTTATAAGCGAGCCTAAGAGAGCTTTTTCTCTGAACCACGGAATAAACTCTTATAAGTTTGTCTACCCGACTGTTTTCGTAAGCGGGACTAACATAAATCTTCTTCATGTAGCGTCTCAAAATGAGTGCTTTCGTTGTTAATACCCCTTACGGCTGGAGGTATTGCCACAGGTGGGGTATGAAGCAAAAACTAACAGATAAAATCAGAGTCTTTTCTTTCCTTTTCCTCAGCCCCTTTCTTTTCTTTTTTTCTTTCCTTTTTTACCTGGCTATCTCTTCGATGGTAAGACTGCTCCGCAGAATCTTTTTCATCTTTCTCGTTATAACTGGAGTCTTCTCTTTTGTGCTGTGTTCCTTAAAGAGTTCTTCGGATATTCCCCAGCAGGGAAAGACACAGTGGCCAAAACCCATAAAACCCTTTGTCTCTGAAAATATATCATTGTGACAGCGGGAGCAATTCACCATGTGGTGTTGGCACAGTAAAGGGGTTAGAAACTCCTCAGCTTCTTCATAGGTTTTAAATATGTGGTGACCCTTAAAGAATACAGATAGCTTAGGCGTGAGTATGTAAAGGTGTAAGTTTTCGAGGCCGTGTCCCTCTATCTCATCAAAGTCTGTTGAGATGATGCACTTTTCAAACTTTTTTTTGTTACGGATTTTCTTATTTTTCACGGAGGTTCACAGCTCTCCTTCCTGATGGTGTTTTCTTAAGAATATTCTTTTTTAACTCAGTTGTCAAGCCGTTTTGAAAAAATATGCTAACTTATTACGAAATCTCTTGCTTTTATCTCTGTCATACTGTATGCTAATCTCATGGACTATCTTAAAATATACTGTTCCAAGTGTGGACAAGATGATAGCATTACTGTAAACGGAGACCACGATTATAGACAGTGGTTTACTCCCGTGTTTGAAGGTGTGGTTCTTATTGAATGTAACAGGTGTCAGAGTTTTCACTGGGAAAAAGTAGAGAAAAAACGTAGGAGATTTGTAATCTCTGAGACCGAGGCCATTCTCCTAAGAGACCGAGCCTGTTGCATAACAACTAACACGGGTAAAGAGGCACTGGCTGTTCCTCCTGACGTGAGGAGTCTTAAAGTCCCCTCAGTAAGGCTTTTTGTTGAGGGGGATGAGATTTCACAGGAAGTCTTAATAAGTGTGGCGATAAGTTTCAACCCGAAGGACAGGTTTGTGGAAGTAACTCTATTTGACCCTCTGGAAGACTTTAATTATTTACAACAGAGAGTATTAGCTGACTATTCGATGGGCGGGGAGGAACCCCCGATGTTTATAATAATGAGCACAGCAGAAAATGGTATGAATTTTAAAACGAATTACCTCACAGAGTTTTATCTCTTTAAGTTACCTACAATAAGGAGAGAGCCTCCTTACCTAAAAATAATCTCTGATGATGTCTTTCTGTCTATTGACCGAAACCCTTCGTGGGAGTCACGAATAAAACCCTATTTCTTTTCAGGAGAAGGGAGCGAGGCACATGAAAACACCTGAGACCTCCAGCAAGTCCGGGAAAGGCAGCGGGAAAAAACCCACCATAGAAGATTTCATGAAAAAAGTAACCTTGATGGATAAAAAGGAGAACTGGAGAACTGTAAAGTGTCCAGCCTGTGGGGAACCTTATTCTTTTTATCTTCCCGGTTTAAGAGACCTTTTAAAATCAAAACTCTCCGTTACAAGGATACTTTGTAATTGTGGGTATGAATACCCTTGTAAGGTTTTTCGTTCCAGGGGGTATATCAGCGTGAGAGCTTTTAACTCTGAAGAAACTCTGAGTGTGTTTGAGGAAAGTGCTCTGGTCATAACAGAAGGTCTTTAGTAAAGAAAGTATTGACAAGTTTGTAAGTTCTGGTATAATAAGAGTAGCAAAATACTTTTCCAGCACAGAAGGAAAAAGTTTTATAAGGAGGAATAAAGATGCCCCAAGAATTTACTGAAATGGGAATACACACAGACTTGAGAGAATATAATAAGGTAAGATTACGCCTTCCTTTTCTTTCAATAGAAGTAATGTTAGCGTTTTTAGATGATAATCCTTATATAATAGTAGAACATAGAGATAATCCACACACCTTGAGAGAGGTAAGGTGTGGGAGAGAACCCGACTTTTTTGGGTACGGGAAAGGAAGATGTTTTTATTGTGAGCTTAATGTGGGTAGTGTTCCCAAAGTAAAAGGTCTGTATTCAGTGATGGCTTTTCAATGGGGCAGAGGAAAAAAGATAAAAAGAGCAAGGAAAAAACTGCTTGTAGTAGGAATCGAAGAGATGAGACGCATGAAGTCTGTGGGAGAAAAACTTGAAAACGGCTTTGCTATAAAGAGAAATAAGACCGAGCGTTTAAAAAACTGCTACTTTGAAGTCCTACGCATAGATGACAGAGAGGATAAGTATAACTGGCATTTCCTGGGTGAGTTTCCGAATATAGAAAAAACCTTTAGAGATTACGACATAACTCCCTTTGATTATGAGAAGTTATGTCCTCCGGTTCAGCCCGTTCAAATCGAAGGTCTGTCTCAGAATTCTCTTTCTATTACGGAAATAGAAAAACTTTTTGTGTGAAGTTCTCTAACTTTGTCAAGCCGTTTTTCAAAAACATACTTACCGTTTCCGCTTGACAGACTTGAGAGAGCGTGCTAAACTTTTCTCAAAGAAGGAACTTTCGAGTAATAAAAAAAGAGTCAGGCGTTGACTCTTCAGATTTTTAAAATCTTCACAGCAGAGTTTAGCAAAAACTCTGCTGATTGTAAAGAGGGGGAAAAATATGCAAAACGATTATCCGTTTCCAGTGGCTGAGGGGTTGTCCCCTCTTCGGTTTAAAGAAAGTATCGTAAGGGTTCATCTTATCGGGGATGAAATGTGGTTTCTGGTTAAAGACGTCTGTGGGGTACTCGGCCTTACCAATGTAACCAGCGTGGTTAACTACTTGGGGGAGAGTGAAAAGTTGAGAAAACCTTTTTATCTTCTCGGAGAAAAAAGGGACGCCTGGCTTGCCTGTGGGACAGGACTTGTTTCCTATTTAAACAACTTTAAAAATGATTCCCTGGCCAAGAGTCTAAGACGGTGGGTTACTGTCCAGACTATGTCCGTGTTACAGCTCGCAGACCAGAAAAATCCTGACATCCAGAAGGAGGAAATGGCTCTGAGGAAAGTAACCGCAGAAGAGATAATAAAAAGAACTTCCTGTGTCTGTTCGGAAGAAGCGGGAGACTTTGGTAGCTTAATGGACTTTCTACAGACTTTTAATTATGAGGGGAGAGAAGTAAGAGCTTTTGTCAAGGAAGGAGAAACGTGGGTTTGTTTAAGGGATATTTGTGATATTCTCGAAATAGGGAATACTAGTGATGTTACGTATAGGTTAGATAGTGACGAAAAAGACTACCTCGATACAATCGATGCAGTCGGAAAACCGCATAAAATGGCCTTTATTAATGAATCGGGAATTTACAAAGTTATTTTTGTGAGTCGAAAACCCATAGCGAAAGTTTTTCAAAAATGGGTTACCGGAACCCTACTCCCAACTCTGAGGAAAACCGGGAAATATGAAGTTCAAAAAGAACACACTATAGAGACTTTTATAGACCTTTCTGAAGAAGACAAAGCTATAGCCTACTTCACGGAGAGAAAGAAAAAGAAACAGGCAGAAGAGCTGGTAAGGCTCACAGAAGAGAAAAGAAAAGCCCTGGAGGAAAAAACAGCAATCCTTACAGATAAAATAGAAGAAGATAAACCAAAAGTTGAGGGGTATGACGAGTATATCAGTGATGGAGAAGGTTGGGCTGAACTCTCTGCGGTGGCGAAACACTTAGTTCCAAGTTCTCTTTCTATAAATGGAGGGCTTGTTAGTATGGGAAGAAATAGCCTCATACACTTCCTAGTATTAAAGGGAGAAATCTTTAAAAGACAGGACGGGGGGTATGAGCCCTACCAGAAACTTGTCAGCTCTGGGTTTTATAGGAGGGGGTGCAGAAAGCCTAAAAACTATAGTAAAGATGTATACTTTGTTTTGGTGTCACCCTCAGGGACGGAAAGGATAAGAAAACTTCTTAAGGAAGAGAACCATATCATTGGAGCTAACCTCACACAGGGGCAAAAAGATGCCCTAAGGGAACTCACGAAAGAGGTACGCAGAAAACGGAAAAGTCTCAGGGTATAAAATGTGCAAAAAGATTTTTAGATAAACTGTCGTTGGTGAGGGTGAAACTCTTATGCCATAACCGAAAGAACCTTCTGAAAAATAGTTAAATTATTTTTACAAAAAGTATTGACAAGTATATAGGATTATGGTATATTATTATCAGAGGGTGAAACAACGACAGGCGGGTTAAGGTGGCCTCGGTGAACAGAAGCCGGGTGACTGCGGTAAACTCCCTCAAGTAACGCAGACGGTCTTGCGAGACCGGGAGGTTCGAGTCCTCACTGCCTGTAAGAATGGTTGGCCGATTACCAAAAGGCGGCAAGTGGGATGAGCCCTCGGACAACAACAGCCGTGGGCGGGAAAATCAAGGAAAGGAGTGATGCCGATGGGCAGGGACATAGGGACAGAACCCTGTGAGAGCAAGGGTGTCCAGGAAGGTCGAGGTAGACCGGTTGACCGTGAGCAACCAAAAATCTCTCTGAACCTCGACTAAGAAAAAAAGGGTCAAACTCCTAAAAGAAGAGATAGACCGCTACCCTCACGGAAGACTGCAAACCCACAGCACGTGTCTGGTAGACAGACCCTGTGTGAAGGTGGTAAAGACTGCTACACCTAGACTTACGGGTTACTGGTTTCCCTAATAAAATAAACCAGTGTAGGCCGGGAACGAGAGTTAGCCCTCTCTCCCTCGACGCTCTCACAGAGAGACAGGCCGAAGTGAAAAGGGCGAAAATCTCAGCCACCAGGAAGAGGAGACTCTTCCTGGGCGGACTGATTCAGTGAAGGAGAAAGAAAATGAAAAAACAGGTAATAGAAAACAGCATATCAAGACTAATTGAAAAAATAAGAATAGAAGAGGCAAAAGCCCAGACAGAAGCGAACCATTACCGCCTGGGTTTGATTTATGGCCTGAAAGAAGCGAAAAAAATCCTTGAGGAAGAGTCAAAGAACTAAAATGGAGGAAGTATCATGGCTGAGTATCTAAACCCCTGGTTTGAAGCATGGGAAAAAGATTACGAAACCCAGATGGAAGAACTAAACTGGGACGTAAAAGCCTATGCGAAACTGAACGAGGAAAAAAGAATTAAACTCGATGGGAGTTCCTACTTGCACGACAAAATACAGAAAAGTAAAACCGTGGGGGATTACGAACAAAGACAGGTGGAAGAACTTGATAGCTACTTCGAAAAAGCGGAAAAAGGGTGTCCTAAACACTATTTAAACTTCTATCTCCCGTATGTCTACAATCGAGGAGTATACTTCTTTTTGAAAAAAGATTATGAAAAGGTTGTTTCTATTGCGGGGAGGTTTCTTTCTTTCTGTGAGGCCAAAGACTTTCCCTCGCTTTTACAGAAAGAACTCAGAAAAGATAAGAAAAAACTGGGAAACATCTATAAAAATCTCCTGGATTACCTGGCCGGGGGGCACGAAGAAATAATGTCTACCCCCGCCCGTCTGAGCGGAATGCTTACCCTGCGGGCGAAAAGCCTGGAGTTCCTCGGTAAGTATGAATCTGCCTTGAAAGCTACTGAGAAAGTTCTAATATCAAACGTGGACGATATGGCTCTCTATCATCTTCTGGCAAGCCGAGCCAGACTCCTCTTTTTGTTAAGACGGCTGGAAAGCCTCACTGTCATGGGAGATGGTCTGATTGAAACCGGAACGACTAAAGTAGGAACACTTACTATCCCTGTACCGGAGTTCTGCCGAAGTCACCTGTTACAAAAAGTGATGTCTTTTATTATTCAGTATAGTGTTGAGGAGAAGTTTTTTCAAGAGGCTCTCCAGCTTCTAGAAGACGTGTATAAAGACCTCGTTGATACCCCTGAGGCTGTTTACAGATACTATGTCCTGGGCGGAAGAAGTTGTGTAGGACTAAAAGAGTATGAAAAAGCTCTGTCTTATTTGCAAAAAGGTGTAGAGCACAGTAAAAAGTATGCGGATTATATGAAAGAAATCCTCTCTCTTGGCAAATATAAGTCAGACATCCTGCCCGAAGAGCTCATAAAAGAGTACATAAACATAAAGCACCTGGTGCTCACAGAGAAATGCGGGTTCCGCTTACTCTACTCCGGGAAAACAGGAGCCTTCCACACGAAAGAAGAGGCAAATGCCGAAAGAGAAGAGATTTTAAAGGTAAGAGGAACAGAGTTTGTAGAGTTTCTCTTAGAGAAAAACCCTGTAAAAATATATGAAGGTTGCCTGGTGTTCTCTAAAGATACTCTCTATAGAGTCTACGAGTATGACTGCTGTGATAAAGTCTTTGCGGAAAGCTCAGACTATGGAAATGCCACCTATGTAGCGAATAAAAATGACTGGTTTATGAGTCTCACAGTAGACAAGCAATTAGCCCAGGGTAATGAAGGAGTGGATAGATATTATCACTCATCTTCCTGGAAAGACTCTGTCTCCAGATACTTCTAGAGGTCTAGCCTATTTTTTCAAAAAGTATTGACAAGTATGCTGTCGTGTAGTATACTGAAAAAGTGAAGCAGAAATAGAATGTTTCGTTTCAATAGTCATTTTGCGAAAAAGGAGTTAGTAAAATGGTATTTGTTATAGATAAGAAAAAGAAGCCTCTATCTATGTGCCATGAGGCCAGAGCAAGAAAACTTCTTGATAGCGGGAAAGCTCTGGTGGTAAGTCACTACCCCTTTGTCCTCCGCTTGAAAGAAGAAGTTACGCATGAAATAACCGGAGACTACTCTATAAAAATTGACCCCGGTTCTTCTTTCACCGGAATATCCATTCTAAACGGAAACGAAATAACATTCTGTGCTGAAATTGCTCATAAAACTTCTACTATAATTGAAAGAAACACAGAGAGAGCTCAATTTAGAAGAGGAAGAAGAGCAAGAAATACTCGTTACAGACCTCCCCGGTTTGATAACAGAAAGAATAAAAAACCTGGCTGGCTGGCTCCGAGTATGGTCTCCAGAATAGACAATATAGTTAACTGGGTGAAAAAGTTCATGGCACTGTGCCCGATAAAAAAGATAGTCTTTGAAGACGTGAAATTTGACACTCAGCTTCTGATGAACCCAAACATAAAGGGAAAAGAATATCAGCAGGGACCTCTTTACAGAATGGAAAGACGGGAATACCTCCGGGAAAAAACAGGCTTTAAGTGTGCCTATTGTAAAAAATCAGGAACAGAAACATTTCTGCAGGTTGAGCACGTAACCCCTCGTAGCAGAGGAGGAAGTGACAGAATATCTAACCTGACCCTGGCCTGTAAGCCCTGTAATGACCTGAAAGGAACTAGAACTGCCACGGAGTTTGGTTTCCCCGAAGTTCAAAAAGCAGTTTCTCTCCCACTGAAAAACGCTGCCGTTATGAACTCTTCAAGGAAAGCTACTCTGAAGAGGCTAAAAGAACTTGGCTTGCCCGTGACAACAGGCAGCGGAGGACTGACTGCCTATAACAGGAAAAAACAAAACTTACCAAAAACTCATTACTTTGATGCCTCCTGTGTAGGCTTTATGGACGAAGACGAAAAATTAGTAATAAAAACCGGTAAAGTCCTTAATATAAAAGCCGAAGGGAGAGGTGTTTACAGACGAACTCAGGTAACGGCGGGAGTAAAATTCAAACTCTCCTCTATAAAAAAAGACCTGGAACAATTAGTGCCCTTCTCCAGAGTGGAAAAAGAGATGAGAAAATTAAAGATTATAGTAGAAACAGAAAAAGTGAACAAAAAAGGAGTCAAAAAAGCAAGCTATAAGACTTCAGAAGAAGAACTGACCCGAAAAAGACTTGAGAGGCTGTTAAGCCGGGTAAAAGTCCCTAAAGAACAGATAAAAGACCTGGCAACAAAAGCAAGAAGCAAAAAAGAAGTAAAAGGCAAGACTGTAAAAACTTTTGAGGGTAGAGAAGTGAAGTTGCTGGATTTACCCGGCTCAGTTAAGTCCTTCAGACCCCGCAAGGCTTATTACTTCGGGTTTAAAAAGAGAGACCTGGTAAAAACAAAAGATTATGGAGTTCAAAGTATAAAAAGTGTGAGGTCATCAGGGTCATTCACGCTCGGTAATGAAAAAACCAGTTCTTATAAATATTGTAAAATATTACAGAGGTGTGACGGGTTTTCCTATAGTCTCAGTAACCTTACTTTAGAAGAGCCTGCTCGGCAATTAGCCGAGCGACCCTCATGAAACGTGTTTCAGTAATCAGTTTGCGAGACATAACTATGAAACTCAGTATAAATGTAAAACTTATGAAGTATTCGAGGTTTCAGTAATCAGTTTGCGAGACATAACTATGAAACAAAGGAGATGATAGAAATGATTACAAAGTTTTTCTTGGGGTTTCAGTAACCAGTTAGCGAGACATAGCTACGAAACGAAAGCAAAAGACCTGCGAGTACAGGCGTTGTGTTTCAGTAACCGGTTTGTGGAACATAGCTATGAAACAAAGTTTGATAGATAACTTTGCAGGATTCACTATCAGTTTCAGTAATCAGTTTGCGGAACATAGCTATGAAAAGGCGAAAGCCACAAAGTTTTTCAGTAATTTTGTTCTGTTTCAGTAATCAGTTTGCGAAACATAGCTATGAAACGGAGACCTTGACCTGGGAGACATAAGAGACAGTTTCAGTTTCAGTAATCAGTTTGTGGAACATAGCTATGAAACCGCTAGAAAAAGTGTTAAAAACTGGCGTGATGGCTAAGTCTAGAAATTCAATTTCAGGTCAAGTTTTCGCAAATCGTATTTCTGCTGAAAAATAGCCTCGATTTGCGAGAATTTAAAAGTGTTTCAGTAATCAGTTAAAGTGTTTCATAGCTATGTTTCGCAAACTTTGAGTTGTAGTGTAATAATAAAATACGACTCATTATGAAACCAGACATAAGCCGAGTGGCTACGTTAGAGAGGTCAAGACACCCACGGATGCTTCCTCAGTCTGTGGCTCTGTCCGAGATGTTTAACCGAGATTGTGGTTACAATTACAGTGACATGGCGTGGAAAGCCTCTTTAACATTGTCGAGGGGAGATTTTCTTGGTGTAAACTGAGAAAGCGTTACCTGTCTTGTGGTAGAGATACTGTGAGGCAGAGATTTTCCGAAAGGAAATAAAAAAGAGTTAGCTTATTTTTACAAAAAGTATTGACAAGTATGCCTGACTATGTTATACTATTTTTAGTGAAAGAAATAAAAAACGAAGGAGGAACATAGGATGGCAAAGAAGATGGCAAAGAACCACCTTTCAATCAAAGAAATTTCAAAGTTTTCTGACGTAGTAAAAGATAGGTCTGAGAGAAATCTCAGTACCCTTTATCCCATATACTACCACATATTTAAAAACAACCGTTTGGTCGCCAGCTATGGGACTGACAACGAAGTAGACTTTTGGAGGGTGGCAATATGACTACACAACAGGAAAAAGCTCACTCAAAAGCTCACTCAAAGGTAAAAGGTCTCCTGTATGCTTACAGGATGAACCTGGATATGTATGAGGCTGACTGCCTCAAAACAGATGTCTTTAACAAGGAAACCCAGCAGTATTTCGCCGGGAAGGCTGCGGTGTATAAGAGTGCTATAGAGGATTTAAAAGAAATCCTCAATGAGATGGAGGCGTAAAGTATGAAGCCGAGGGAAATTCTGGCAAAGTTCATTGCTGAAAAAGTTTACAATATTCAAATGGCAGGTTTTTCCTACGAGGAATACAAAAAAACAGCAAAAACTTCCTCAGACATAAGGTCCGGTCACTTTAAAAAGAAACTAAGGCATTTTCGCTTTTTAGCAGAAGAGCTTCTCGCTGTGGAGATGGGCAATGGAAAAACTCTTGGTGGTCTACTAAAGGTGCGGAGTAAACTGTGATGAGCCAGTTTGTCTCTCACGCAGAAGGTGTAAACCGCCAGGCAGAATCAAAATTAAACCAGCTTTTGACTAAGTATAGAGGAAAAGTCAGAAGACTCCGGGAACATGCGGGAGAAACCCCCTGTAAAAAAGAAAAAGAGTCGGCCTTTCTGCGGGAGGTACATAAGGATAACCTGTTACTCTTTGTTACTGGTTGTTACGAATTCTTAAGAAAAAGAGGTGGCAACGTGATAAAAATAAGCGAAAAAAAGTTATTAAAAAAGATGAAAAATGGTGAGGTCGCCGAGTTTGTGGCCTGCCCGAATAAGTGTTCTCCAAGTTCAGTTTTTTCTGTGACTCTAACGCTGGCACAACTGACAGACGAAAATACGAAAACCCTGGATAAAGGGTTTACACAGTTTATAAATAATTTCTCTTATTATAACTGCTCGACAGAACTTGGAACTAAAATAAACTTTTATGTAAAGAAAGAAAAGGAAACAAAATGAAAACTAATAAACAAAAAGCAAAAGAACTTGACAGAGTAGAGGAAAGACTGAAAGGTTTTCTCCGTGTGTATCAGGACTTATTAAAAACCTTCACAGAGGATAGTAAAAACCCGGAATACGCCGAGATAGCCCAGCAATACTTCGGAGGAAAGGCAAGCACATACGAAAAAGTAATAAAAGACACAGAAGAACTCTTAGGGTTGATAACTCCTGAGGGTTCTCAGGAAAAAGAAAAAAGCCTGTGCGAACTCTTAGCATGAAAAACTCTTTAGAAATCACAAAAAAAGCAGAAAATCTCACATACATTCTGGACTGTCTCTGCGGTCTCTGTGAAGAGCGGGGAGTGACTCTTCGGGAGGTCACAGACCACATACGTCATGTAAACAAAACCTTTCGTAAACAAGATGGAGGAGACAGAAACCATATGAATTTACCGGAAATAATAACAGAACTGCAAGAGATAGATGAGAAAACAAAAGACCTTCAAAGACGGAGAATGGAACTCAAAAACCAGCTTATACAATACGCTGTGAAACATGGCGAGTATAAGGTATTAAGTTACATAGATGATGCCTACGAGTTTAAAGGCTCTGACGGAAAAACTTACAGGTGTTCTATGTGTCTGGACATACTCCGGGAAGAAAGCCCGGACGTGTGGAAGTATGTCGAATACTTTGATGAAAGTTTGGAGGATTCAAATGAATAAAGAAACAGAAAGACTGGAAAAAGCAGAAAGCCCAGAAAAACCAGAAGAAGAGGAAATAAAACTTGAAGAATTTCGGGAATATAACCTGTGTTGCCCTCACTGTAGCTCTAACTACATGAGGGCTCTTGACGTTAATGTCTATGTCGAAGATATAAATATCAAAACCTCGGAACACAAGGGGGCTGACTGCATAAATATCAAACAGGGGATAGGAGTCGTAACCGGGTACGATAACTATGAGGACAGAGAAATAATAGAAAATGAAAAGCCCTCAATTTCAATAGAGAAAATAGTAAATGAGGCAGGTGAAACCTTCCCTGTGAGTGACTCAGTTAACATTCAGTATCTGTGCGAGGGGTGTGCCAAGAAAAGCAGACTGTATCTGAGAAACTCTTCCTTAGGAAGGCTTTTGATTGGCTGGGGAGAAGTCGGCAGAGGATGGAAGGCATAACGGGAGGAAAGATAGTAATGAAATCATCAGCACAAAGAAAAATTGGAACAAAAACCAGTTCTTTTGGTTCTCCCGGAAGAGTCAATCATGATTCTACATCTTTTTATAAAAGTAAACTGTATGAAGGATTACCGGGAGAAACAGGCGAACCTTATATAGAAAATCCTGTTTCATCTAATTTTATAGATAGAATTTTCTGTAAATCAAGTGAGAAAATGGAAGAATTACCTGATAACAGTATACACTTGATGATTACTTCACCCCCTTATAATGTTGGAAAAGATTATGATGAAAATCTTACATTAAAGGACTACAGAGCTTTTTTAAAAAAAGTATGGCGTGAGGCTAAAAGAGTTATATTACCCGGCGGGAGAGTGTGTATCAATATCGCTAATCTGGGAAGAAAACCTTATATCCCCATGCATACCTTCATTATTGAAGATATGCTTGACCTGGGATTTTTAATGAGAGGAGAAATAATATGGAATAAAGCTGCCAGCGGCAGTCCTTCTACCGCCTGGGGTAGTTGGCTTTCTGCTAAAAATCCTACTTTAAGAGATATACACGAATACATACTGGTATTTTCTAAAGGAAATTTTTCAAGAAAAAATAATACGGAGAGAAAAAGTACAATTTCTAAAGAAGAATTTTTAGAGTATACAAAAAGTGTCTGGAACTTTTCAGCAGAATCTGCGAAAAAAATCGGACATCCTGCTCCTTTTCCTGTTGAATTACCTTATAGATTAATACAACTTTATAGTTTTGAAAAAGAAATAATTTTAGACCCCTTTATGGGAAGTGGTCAGACTGCTGTTGCTTCTATAAAGACAAACAGGTATTACATAGGGTACGATATAAAAGAAGAATATGTAAAATTATCATACGAAAGGGTCAATGACTTCGTCCACAAGGGGACGAGGTTTTCTGGCACGGTCTCACCGGAAGGAGGGTATGCTTATGGAAGAAGTAAAAAGAAAACTGGCGAGTGTTCAGAAAATAACAAAACTTAGAGAACTTCCTGAGTTCGAAAACCTCTATATGGCCGAGGTTTTGGGCTGGAGGTGTCTCGTAAGGAAAGAAGAGTTTAAAGAAGGAGACCCATGCATTTTTATAGAGGTAGATAGTGTTCTTCCTCAGAAGCCTGAGTTTGCCTTCTTTGAAAAGTATAATTATAAAGTAAAAACCCAGAAGATAAGAGGTGTGTTTTCTCAAGGGCTGTGTCTCCCGATGTCCCACCTGCCTGAAGGAGAGTATGCTTTAGGAAAAGACGTTACAGACCTTCTCGGCGTGACCCGGTGGGAAGAACCCCTGACTCTGGGGACAGAAGCCGTGGGAGAGTTTCCTTCTTTTCTTGTGTCTAAAACTGACCAGAGAAGAATACAGGAATTCCCGGAGATACTTACCCGATACGCGGACAAGCACTGGGTAGCAACGGAAAAACTCGAAGGCACCTCCTGCACTATAGGATTATGGAAAAATGACTTCCTTGTCTGTGGCCGGACTAAAGTCCTGGCCGAAACTAATTGTGTTTACTGGGAGATGGCCAGAAACTACAATCTAAAAGACAAATTAAAAGCTCTGCAAAAACAACTGAGTCTTATAACCTCAACGGAAAGTGTGTTCCTGCAGGGAGAAATCATCGGGAGGGGTGTCCAGAAAAATCCTTATGACCTGAAAGAACCTTTCTTCTTCGCATTTAATTTCTGTGCAGACAGGAGGCATTTCTCCTGGGAAGACCTCGGAGAAGTTTGCAAAAATCTTGACGTCCCTAGAGTGCCTGAGGTAGAAAATCCCTTTGATATGAGAGGGAAAACTGTTGATAATCTGGTGGCTTACTCGCAGGGGTATAGTGTCCTGAACCCTAAAAAGTTCAGGGAAGGAATTGTTTTTCGCACAAAAGAAAAAGAGTATGACGACAGCTTCGGAAGTCTATCTTTTAAAGTAATAAACCCCGCCTTTTTAGTAAAGGCCGGTAAATAAAGAAGGTGTGATTAAGGTATGAGTAAGGACGAGGAGATTTATGGTGACAGTCGATGTCCCCATTGCGGAACAGACCTGGCAGAAAAAAGAGACCTGACGGAAAAGTTTGATGACGTGAGGAACGCAGGTTTAAATTATATAGAGATGCTACTTACCTGCCCTAATGAAGACTGTGGGCAGGAACTTGCCATCTGCTACTCCCGGACGGAGGTAAAGGAGGCAGACGCATGGTAGAAGAGATAGTTCCCTATGGTTTTGAAGGAGAAAATATAAGAACCCAGAACATACAGGGGGAGTTGTGGTTTTCCACAAGAGATGTTTGTGGGGTGTTATCTTGCAAAGAAGCTGACCTGTTGGCCGAAACGGAAACGTGGGAACTTCGTTTGCCCCTCAGAACTTCACTGGTTCAGGCTATGGAAGACACGGGGTTTATAAACGAGGGAGGGCTTTATTCCTTTCTTTCGAAAAGGGCAGGAGTGAAAGCTAAAAAGCTAAAAAAGTGGGTGAACTTTGTGGCAGTCCCGTCGGTCAGAAAAATCCCGGAGGTGAGGAAAATAAAGAGGGAGGAAAACCCTGAGGGAGTGCTGAAGGCACTTTCTTTCTGGGAAGACGAAAGAAAAAAGTGGGATTCTGAGAGGATAACAAATGTGCAGTAACTTAGCCGGAGCTTACCTGGCCTGTAAAAGTGCAGGAATACTTCGTTACAAGGCTCACCATCCTTTTTGTTATGAGATGATTGGCCGGGAGTATGGGTATATGCTTTGTAAAAAGGGTCTTCCTCGCGAAAAAGACATAATAAACTTAAAATTTTTCAGGATAATGTCTTTATTATAGAAGACATAGGAAAAAGACGGGCGAAAAGAGGCACGAAAAACGGCGTCATAACAGGGTTTGTTCTCTGAGAAAAGAAAGTTAAATTATTTTTACAAAAAGGCTTGACAAGTATAATACTCTGTGGTATACTGATTTTAGTGAGAGGGACAACAAAAGCCCTCTCAGACCGGGAAGAGGTTGGGGCTCTCGAGAAAGAGCCGGAACGCGAAAGGGTCGTGTGAGCCGAAAGGCGACAAGCACGGTAGGGCGGTTAAGTAGCGGGTTCGGTAGAGCCCCAACAAGCCAGCGGGTCACTCGAAAGAGAGGCCAGGGAATCGCTGGGCGTGACGCGGGGCAAAATGTGCCTACCAGGCACAACACAAGACCTGCGGGGCGTGAGAAGTCCTGAGAATAGGGACTTAGCTCTAAAAAAATACCCGGTCGAAAAAGGTTCTGTTCTCATAAAAACCCTCTCCATCGTGGAGGCTCTTCTTCCAGACCTGACTCTCTCCTTCCGAGGAAGGGAAAAAGAGAGAAGGGATGCTCGCTGGAGGGAGGCCACGACAGCTCTGAGCAGGCTGGCAACAGAGGGTTTTTATGAGAATAGAACTATTTTAACGTCTTTCCATTAAATCTTTAGGTAATTGTTCTCTATAAACTGAAAAACAAAAAAAAAAAAAAAACATGGCGGGTGTAGCTCAACGGTTAGAGCTGAGGTTGCAGGTTCAAGTCCTGTCATTCGCCCCACAGGGAGAGGTGGCCGAGTTGGTTTAAGGTGGTCGCCTGCTAAGCGATTGTGCATAAATAATGTACCGTGGGTTCGAATCCCACCCTCTCCGCCAGCTTTATCGTGGCGTGATTACGATAAATCCAGTCGTAGCAGAGCGTTAACTTTGCAAAAAGTTGCCTGCGAAATTTAGAGAAAACTCTCGGTTTACAGAGAGTTAGTATCTAAAGACTTAATGGGAAGAGAGGTTCAAATCCTCTCGGGTGCATTTTTTAAAAACGGGGGTGAAGCATGGGACTTTCTATTGAGCAGTTTGTCAAGTTGGTTGAGGAAGACTTAAAGCCTCTGTTGGGGGCACTTCATAACTACCAGGGGAGTAGAAGAAATCACGTGTTCTTTGACGGGAACAGGTGGGGCTTTTCTATTGATGGCATAATACCTCAGTGCACCGGAAGTTATTCAGAAATAAAAAGAAGATTAGAATCCTACATAAAAGATGAAGAGGACCCAGAGAATGGCCTGCGTAAGTAAAAAAGAAAAATACTTATCCCACAATCATCATGACACACGCCACGTCAGACACCTCATAAACAGCCGGGTGTATCGGGGATTGGACTTCAAAGAAGTAAAACCTTCCGGCGGGCAGGAACAGTGGCAACTTACTTATGAAATAACCAGGGATAACAAAAGTATGTGTGGGTTTCTTAGAGAAGTCGGGGGATTGCCCCGTGTTTTTCATCTGGCAGTCTGCCACAGGACAAATTGGAGGGTCTTTGAGATAACTCACCATGAACTTTCCGGGAATGTGCTCACTCTACACGGAAACCTCTGCTAAAACTTCAGAGTCAATAACCCACCGCTAACTGCTAAGGCAGTATAGGGGGGGCTTGTGGCTGACGCTGTAAGCTAATGCTATAAGCTCAGGTTGACTAGACCATAAGTCGCGTGACTAAGTTAGTTTGGATGTAGACACCTGCGGATGATGCCCAGGTCTGTAGCTCTGTCGTGGCTCTGTAATAGCCCTGTTGGGTAGGGGCGGTCAACCACAATGCGAAGCCTTACTAACATTGGCGAAGGGCAAATAACTCCAGCATACAGGAAGGCTTTACAAGCGATTGTGTATGAGGGTGGTCGGGTGGGACTCCGCAAGGAGTGTATTCTCCCCATTCATCTCCACCTGAGCTGTGGACGCTTTAGGTGGAGAATTCTGGGGTCTTTTATGTTAAAAATAGGGCTTGACAAAATGTGTAAGTCGCCTCTATAATCTAGACAGAGATTAATTCGGGGTAACCCGGAAAAGAGAGGTGACTTTGATGTTTTACGTATCCTTGTTCTTACTCACATTCTTCCTCAGCGGAATAGGTCTTCTTTACGTCGTGTTTTCGGAGGTAAAGGCCGGTGTTGACGCAGAAACGGCAGCAAAGAAGCTGTTAGAAGAAAAAGCAAGAGCAGACAGCCAGGTAGAAAGGCAGAAACTTGCCGAGGCCATAGGCAAGGAAGTAAAAGAGCAGATGAACCAGGCAAGTCATCAAGTAACTCAAAATGTAACAGCAGGTCAGGAGTGAACTCGGCAAATTCGCCGGATTTTTTAGTTCGAAGGACATTAGAAAGAGTGTGTTAAAACAGGTTCAGAACACACTTTATTTATTCGTTAAAAAGGAGAGTGTTTTATGGTAAAAGAAAAAGTAAACAAAGGTTACAGAGCAGGTTATGAGGACGGTTATAAAAAAGCATTTTGTTTTGTAATTGATTGTTTAAAGAAATATCATAATCTTGAACTGAAGGGTTCATACGTAGCTGAGGGTTCTATTGGAAATTTAATAGAAAGTTTTTTCTTTGACATGGATGAAGAGCTTCGAAAGGAAAAGGTTTCTGGGCATGAAGATGTGATTCGTAAATTTGACATAGGAGCACTTCATCAAGAAAAAGTTTGGAAATAATCTCAAGACTTGCCGAGGCCACTGGTAGGGAAGTAAAAGACCAGATGAACCCGGTGAGCCAGACAAACCAGGGAAAATTACCACAGAAAAAATAGTTAAACTATTTTTACAAAAAGTATTGACAAGTAGATATAGTTATGATAATATAGTAAATGTAAGGACGAGGTCACGGAGAGCAAATCTCGAAGTGATATTAAGTGACAAAGGCTCACTGATGGACGCCGGGGCACATCTGGCCGTCAGGTGGCGACAGGAGGCTGTAGGGAGAGAGAGCCGAAGGAGTTTTGGGAGTTCTCCACAAAAACGACTTACCAGTGAGAGAGAGTCACTCGTCTTTACTTGAAGGTACGTGGCCTGAAAACCTCTAACGAAAAATTCATCTTTGTTTAGAAGGGTTACTCTAAAAAGGGTAATCCTTTTCTGCGTTTACAGCCGGTGAACAAGAGTTTAACTCTACTACTGCCTCAGCCCTAAAACACCGGCTTTTTTCTCGTTTTGTATGAAATTTATTTCACTCGGTGTGAACCAAAAAAATAGTTAAATTATTTTTACAAAAAGTATTGACAAGTAGAGATGGATATGATATTATAGTAAATGTGAGGGAGATAAAAAACCCGAACCGCCCACCAAGTCCCTGGCCAGCGAAGAGTGGGCGAAGACAGTGGCCGGGTTGCGAAGGGTGAAACTGCACCAACAGCGTAAAAGCGAAGAGCAAAAGCAGTTAGACCGCCAAGTAGCGGCAGTTTCAAGTGGTCGGTGAGAAACCGGCGACGTAGGGAACGGTGAAAGGTGGCGAGTGGGTGAAAGTCCCACAGGTTCTGCCAGAATTTCATCTTGGAAAAGTAGAGAGATGGTGTAATTGGTAGCACAATTCCCTTTGAAGGAATCAGTATAGGTTCAAATCCTGTTCTCTCTGTCAGTATAGCCTTTGTTGGCTTCCCAAGGGCTGTCATCGGAATAATACCCGAAGTGCAAGGACAGTGCCCGACCGGGTGGTTGAAAGGGGCTATATTTCGTAAAATTCTCTAATAAAAAGGCTATTCCTAACACGTGGGAATAGCCTTCCTTTTCTTTTGGGTTAGTTAACTTATTTGTAAAAAAAGTATTGACAAGTAACTTCCGTTATGGTATGATGACTTTAGTGAAAGAACGAAAAATTAAGGAGATGATAGGTTTGTTTAGATGCAGAGAGTGCGGAGGAAAGCTGAAGTATCAGTTTCTGGAAGGAGCAGAAAACCTGCCCGAATATGAAAGATACATATACGTTCTCATAGACGAGAAGTCAAAAGAGAGTAATAATATAGCCTCCGAAGAGACCCTGTTTATGGAATGTGAACACTGTAAAGTCCAACATTTGCACGTCTGTAAGGCTACTGTCGGTCACGACAGGTTTGACAAAACAGTCAGAACAATAAAAAACCCGTATTTTACGAGCGTAAAATATGACGAAGAGAGCTTTTCGGGAAGAATCTGCCAGGATTATAAGGAATACTTAAAATATCATTTCAATAATGAGGAGAACTAAAATGACCAATATAACTATAGAAATAAAAGATAACCCGCTAAAACTCAGGAGAGGCCGAAAGTGGCTGAAACCCACAGGGGCTTTTTCCCACGGGATAGAAGAACTCACCATGTGCAAAGAGGCTACTGAGAAAAAGACATATATCCCCTACGATAACAGGCCGGACGAAAAGGCCATACAAAAAAGAGAAAAAACCCTAAGCAAAATACAGAAGAAAAAAGAAAGGGAAGAAAAAGCCCGCCTTGACCCGAAAACACTGGAAAAAATAGAAAGAGAAAAAAGTGCAATAGCCAAAATCCAAGACGGAGACTTCTGCGAACCCCTGCAGGGATATAAAGCTCTTGGCGGAAACTCTTTTTACGAGTCGAGAGTAATCCCCTACGTGAACCGCGTAAAATACATCTGTTCTGACGAGATGAAATGGGTTCGTACCCAGGTGGATATGAAAAGAGGGCTTCTTCTCATAACCGGAACCCCTAACGGAAAAAGCGAAGATATAATCCTCGCTGGAATAGACGTAAAAAGGTTCAAACTGCAGGAAACCTCCACACTGAAGGCCGTAATAAACACCCTATCCCCTAAGGAAAAGAATAACCTTACTAACTACCACACACCAGAATGGATGTTTTAAGGAGACTCACTCTGCGAGAGAACAGCAGGCCAAACTAGGAAAGGGCTATGCTACTTACAAAACAGGTGACCCATAGACAAAGAGCCCTGGAGTGCCCAGAGCGGGAAGTAACGTGCCTATAGCGTGTGTGTAACGTGTGAGGCGACATATGGGACAGCCTGCGAGGGCTACACACCCAAGAAGGAAGACAAGAGAGGCCGATATAGGGCATATGTAAGGGACTTCTGTGGATAGCTAAGGGAACACACACATAAGGGTGCCTGAGATAGCTGAAAGACGTGGGTAGGTGAAGCCTTCGCACATACGTAACAGTGGCCTCAGTGTGGCTCTTCTACTGTTCTCACTATCCTCACTGTCCTTACTATCCTTACTATCCTTACTATGTTAGGTGGCACGCACGCTTACCCAACCACACAGGCTAACCTATCAGCAGAGAGCAACACCTGACTATCCATGTGTGGGCGTGAGTCTACCTCTGTGAAGGCATGGGTCTGTTGCCTACGTATGCAGGCGGTTACGTAAGCACATGGTGGGCTACCTGACCATGTCATAGGCAAGGCTATAGGTAAGGCCATAGGCAAGGCTATAGGCAAGGCTATAGGTAAGGTCGCTGAGGACACACAGCTCCTATTACCCAAGCGTGGTACAGACATATGTGCGTAATGTTTGTATACACGCATGAGTATACACGTATATAGGTATATGTGTATAGACATACGTATATAGACATACGTATATAGGTATACGCATAGCCATGCATGTGTGGCCTTACATGTGATGTCTACACACATACATCTATATACGTATGTATAGTATTACGTGTATAGTATTACATGTAATAGACATGATAGGCGTTAGCAGTAGCTTACATGCCTGGCGTTGGTGTTGATAGGAGGCTACGCAGACGAAGACGGGCAAGCACTTGAGCACATATGTGCCTCCTTTGTAAAGAAGTTAACTTATTTTTACAAAAGGTATTGACATTAGTATAGAGATATGGTATGATGTAATCAATGAGAGGGACGAAGTCAGAGAGCCGAGCGAGTCAAGTCTCTGATGGACCTCTAAGTAGACTCGACGACCTGGCAGGGTAGACCCTTCACCCGCCAGGCCGATTAAGAAGGGTAAGGTTCGGGAGTTTCAGGGCTAATCTCATACGCCTTCAGGCAGATGTATAGTGACAAGCCCTGAGCGGGCACTCCCTCACTCGGTCAATACGTTACGGAGGATAGCTGTGTGGCTTTGCTCTAACAAGTCTTACTTACATACAAGCTAACCTTCAATGCTCGGTCATAGTGGCAGGTTGTGCCAACCTTGAGGTGCAAGTCCTCACGTAAAGGCACACTGTAAGGCTAACTCGCAAGGCCATACAGCTATCTTCCGTAACCGTCCCGGGTACGCTACAGAGGTTGCGTAAGTTATACGTATATAGGATAGGAGGTGTGACAATGAAGATGAGTGCCGTAAAGGGTGACGGGTGCGGTAACCAGAACAACACCCGCAAGCAGGCCAAGCTCAAAGAGATGAATAGAAAGACCCGTAGGGACATAAGAACCAACATTAAGAAAGTTCTTATGGGAGACAAAGAAGAGATGGACTCTGTAACAATGCCTGTCGTGGCCATAGGATACACTGACTAATAGAGGGTTACTTAGTTTGAGGTAACCCTCTTTGCTTTGCCCGGCCTCTCTACTCAGAACGAGAACTCACGCACACACACCGGACATCTTATTTATTTAATTATTTAATTAATTTCCTTATTGTTTCCAGTTGAAATCTTTTCTCCTCCAAAACCACCTCAGAAAGTTAAGAACTTGTGTTGAACAGGGTCTTTCAAAAGTGCCTCCATGTCCTCATGGATTGCGGCACAGTTTTTTAAAAAAGAACTTTTCCGTCTAGCCACTTTATACAAAAAAGTCGTTTTTTTATGGATTGCGGCACAGTTTTTTAAAAAAGAACTTTTCCGTCTAGCCACTTT